ACGCTCGACCAGCAGACGCTAACCTCTCTCATTAAAGACCTCATCATGCAAAACGGTGGCAAGCGCCCCACCGACGACGTGATTCTCGACGCCGTGCGCGTCATGGCGGACAGTTCCGCCGAGAAGATGGAGCGCACCATCATGGACCAGCTGGCCGAGAGTCAGGTCGGCGGCTATGAGAGCGTCATCAGGAAGTGCGTGAAGTCTGGGAATCTCTTCGGCACCGGCATCCTGAAAGGCCCGCTCGTCAGGCGCGAGGAAAAGAAGCAGTGGGCGCCGGATCAGTCGGGCAAATGGAACTATGAAACCGTAAGGCGCCCCTCCGGCCCCGGAGTTTCCCCGCAGGGAATGCCGCCCACCGGCCCTGTCCGTCCCCCTGCGCCCCCGCAAGGGCCGGGGGCGGGCTTTGTACCGGGAGGGGCTTTCAACGCGCCTCAGAACGCCCCCCAAGGCATGCCGCAGGGCATGCCGCCCCAAGCCGCTCCCGAGATGCCTGGACAGCCCCCTGTGGCCCCGCCGCCGCAGGATCAGCCTGTCATCGAGAAGAAGCCGTACATCGAGTGCGTTCCGGTCTGGGATATCTATCCCGACATGAGCGCAACGTCCCTTGAGGACGCGCAATTCATCTTTCAGCGCAGCGTAATGACGAAAAAGGACTTGCTCGACCTGGCGAAGCGCGTCGATTTCGACGGCGAGCGCCTGATGAACTACATCAAGGAGATGCCGAACGGCGACGCCGACGACTGGGAAACTTTCGAGCAGGAACTCAATTCGATGGGCGGCGACAGGGACTCCAACCCGCAGCGCAGCCGCAAATACGAGTTCTTGGAGTATTGGGGACTCCTGTCGTCGGAAGAGCTCGAAGAGGCCGGCGCGACAATCCCCGAAGAGCTCAAAGGGCTTGATGTATGGGCGAACGTCTGCGTCGTCGGCGATGTCGTCGTAAAGGCCAAGATGAACCCGCTCAAGGCATCAACGATGCCGTTCTACTTCTACTACTACCAGAAGGACGAGACGAGCATCTTCGGAGAGGGCGTTCCCGACATCATCCGCGATATTCAGGATGTGCTCAACTCTGCCATTCGCCTATTGATCGACAACGCCGCGCATTCGTCCGGCCCGATCTACGAGGTGAACCCGTACATGCTTCAGTCCGGCGAAGACCCGCTCGACATCAGCCCGTACAGGGTGTTCCTGCGAGCGGACGACGCCATGAACGCCGACAAGAAGTCGGTGCATATCCACGAGATACCGTCGCAGATATCCGATGCGATAAGCATCATCCAACTGTGCGAGAAGTACCTCGACGACACGTCGGGCATACCTCGCTTCGACCATGCCGACAGCGACCTCGGCGGCGCCGGTGAAACCGCCGCCGGCCTGTCCATGCTGATGAACCGCTCAAACGCCTCCATCTCCGAACAGATCAAGGAGTTTGAGGAAGCCGTGATCATCAGGCTCATTACTGCGCTCTACCACTGGAACATGCAGTTTGGCAGCGCGAGGGATGCGAAGGGCGACATGAGCGTCGTCGTCGGCGGCGCGCAGGTTGTCCAGGCCAAGGAGGCCCGCGTCAACACGCTGATGACCTTCAGGGCGCAGATAGGCAACGACCCGGCGCTGATGGCGCTTGTGAAGTGGCCCGAGTTCCTGCGCGTGGTCGCGGATAACGCCGAGATACCTGAGAGCGTCATCTGCTCCGAGAAGGAGTACGAACAGATTCAGAATCAGCAGCAGCAAGAGATGGCCGCTGCTCAGGCCAATGAAGCGATGAAGCAGTTCATCGCCGAGTCGAAAAGGTTGCAGATGACTCCGGGCGAAGTGCTGCTCGACCTCGCGATGCGCGCCGGCCTTGTTGTCGATCCGAAGAAGGCGCAGCAGCTTGAACAGCAAACCAAGCCGCTTGAGCAAGTGCGGCAGATGGGGATGCAAAATGGCCAAGGATAGCGCAGACAGCGAATCTTACAGCGGCAACATGAGCACCGGCAATGTCGGAGGCTCGTCCGATTCTTCAGGATCGTCTTCAGGCTCGTCTTCCGGCAAGGGGTCGTCGAAGGGATCGTCTTCAAGCAAGTCGTCCGACTCCGATAAGAACTCGTTCGACGATGCGGAGTTTGAAGCCACCCAAAAGGCGCTGGCCGAGGAAGACGAGAAGCAGAGGGCTCTTGGCATCTCTAACGTCGAGATGAACAGAGGCTTGCGCTACTCTCAAGACCCCGCAGCCGCATCGGACATCGCTACCGCCAGAGGGTTCGGACTCACATCCGACAAGGGAAAGGACATCCTCGCCGACTTCGACCCCGATCCCGACTGGGTTGACAATCTGAGCAACTACGGGTGGGGCGACCTTGAAACCTCGTTCCGCCGCGGCGACATCGGAGATTTCGGATACGACCTTGGCCGCTTCGTCTCCCCTGTGGGCATGACAACGGGTCGAGTCCTCGGCGATGTCGGGCAAGGCGTTCTGAGTGGCGTCATGGGGGCGTTGCCGGGAGGCAGCGCCCTGACGCTTGGAGGCAAGGCGCTCGGCGCGGCAATGGGACGCCAGGCCACCGAAAGCCTGTCCAACAAGCAAATGACCACAGGTGACAGTTTCAGGACGCAGGACTCCTACGCTTCAGGCAAGCCCGCCGCCGAGACGGGGCGCAACGCATTCGACGGCTCCATGAGCGAGCACGACGCCGGCGCTGCAACCGGCGGCATCGCCGATGGTGAACTTGAGGCCGGCCAGGATTTTATGAAGAAGAAGGTCGAGGGAGGCAATGTCTTTGACACCGACCAAGCGACAGCGCGCAAAACGCAGCAGAAGACGCAAGGCGCACAGGGGGCGACGGGCGCTCAAGGGGCGCAAGGAGCCGAGAGCGCGTCGATAAGCAGGACACCGATAATGTCGAGCGAGCAAATGCGGCGCAACCCGTTCGCCAGCTTCATGCAAAACATAGCGCCGTACATGAGGGCGTGAACATGAGCGACACGACTGCGACCTACAGAAACGCGGTGAACACGATCCGCAGGTTTTACGGAACCCCGTGCTACGAGGCTGCCATCGACCTTCTGAACTCCATGCAGTCGCTTAAAAACGACGAGATGGTGAATGGCACCGACACCGAGGAAATGGTAAGGGCTCAAGGTGGAGTCCTGGCGATAAAGCGCATCGTATCCGACTTGAAGGCTACGGTGTAGGAGTAACATCATGGCGATACCTACCGTTACGGTGACAGCGCAGATTGATCTGCAAAATGGCGACCCCGCCGTTGGCGCTCGTATCATAGCGCGTCTTGACCGCGACGATAAGTACAATGGCATTATCGTCAAGCGCAGGGTAATCGCCGAGACTGATGAAACCGGCCTTGCAACGCTTGAGTTGTTTCCGAACGAGCTTGGAGACAACGGAAGCCAGTACGACATTACGGTCATCACGCAGGAGTCTACGTTCGTCAAGAAGGCGTATGTCCCGAACTCAGACTGCGACCTTCACGATGTCATGGACCTACCTCCCGGCCCGTCTGTGTCTGTCGCAGAGGCTGCGAAGCGTGATGCGCTTGCCGCAAGCGTTACTGCCCAGGCGTCTGCCGCAGCAGCCGCAGTTTCTGCGGGCAGCGCGAGTACGAACAGTACGATTGCGCAGGCATCAGCCGTGTCTGCTCAGGCCGCGCAAATCCTCGCCGAGCATGCGAAGGATGACGCTGAAACCGCACAGGCCGCAACCGAGTCGGCGAGAGACACTACGCTCGCGGCAATCGCTGCGCTCGGAGACATACTCGTTTTTTCAGGAACGCTTGATTGCTCCACGGACCCGAACTACCCCGCCGCCGACGCCGGCGCCGTGTACATCGCATCTGCCGCAGGGCATATCGGAGGCGCGTCCGGCAAGGTTGTCGAGGCTTTCGACGCCATCGTGTGCATCGTGGATGCATCTGCCACCGGCGACGAAGCCGCTGTCGGCGCGAACTGGGTCGTCTTGCAGAAGAACATCGATGGCCAGGTCACTGGGCCTACAAGCGCCACAGACGAGAACGTTGCCGTGTTCAACGGAACGACAGGCAAGATAGTCAAAGATGGCGGGTACACCGTCGCGCAGCTTCTTGCCGCGTCTATTTCAAAGGCTCTCGGGACTGCCGCCGGCGACCTCATAGTATTCACCGCAAGCGGCGTCCCCGCCGCCCTCCCTGTGGGAGCGGAGGGGCAGGGTCTTGTGATAACCGGAGGCGTCCCGGCTTGGGGGCAGGTCGCCGCAAGCGGAGACGGAAGCGGCGGCGCGCAATACATTTACGAACGATACGGCGACTTTTAGGAGGGCCGAGAAATGGCTGATCTGAACACCACCATGATTTACCCCGGCGACGTCACCCATGACGTCCTTGCCATGGAAAACGGCTCCCTGACGGACACCTATCAGGCCGACACTGCTGTTCCCGAGCGAATCATCGCCATGACGGCCAGTTCGGACGACACCACGGCCGTAACCCTGACCGTGACGCGGTTCACCTCCACAGACGTTCAGGGCTCGACGGTCATTCTCACGGCCAGCCCGATCCCGACGCTTGCCAACGGCGGCTTCCTCGACGTCCTGCCGCTCCTTCCGTGGGCGAGGCAGGACGCGCAGGGAAACAACTACATGCCGCTCGCCAAGGGCGACAAGATCACCGTCGCCTGCGACGCCATCGCGTCCGGCAAGTACGTCAAGGTCGATGTCGATGCGACTCCGTACAAGCTCGGCTCCTACACCTAAGAGGCGACCATGACGCTTCCTATGCCGAACCCGAACCTGATCCACGCCGAGCGTGACGCCATCGTCAAGGCCGTCGCTGACGCCATGACCGCATCCGGCGAGTTCGACGGCGGCTTGGCGTGGCTGGCCGAGGATGATACGCGGGTGGCGTTTTGGCAGTACATAGGCGGGACAAATGGGTGGGGCGCATGGCAACAGCGCCAGCTTATTCCTGCAACGCTTATCCAACAAGGGGGCGGGAGCGTCAGCGTTGTCTTCCAAGCGGGTACGGGCAGCGCCTACGATATCACCGCCGCGTCCATCGGCCATCAAGCGCAATCAGGTAACGGGTGGGATTTTGAATCAACGCCTGTTCCGATTACGTTTTCCGGCTCTGCTTCAGCGCAAGTCCCGGCAGGGGGCCAGCTAGAATCCGATTTTGTTGCGTTCGATCTGGACAACTCCAAGAACGTGCTTGTCGCAATCTACCGTTCTGGCGGAGCGACGAACGATGATTCGGGCGCGAACACTTCTTCGGACAAGGGCTGCATCAATTACGCAAAGAGCGGAGCAACACAAGCTGAAACGGTAAGCGACCTTGCTCCGTCCGGCTTTGACGGAAGCATTATCGTTGGCGGCAACTACTCTGTTGCGGCCATAAAAGTTTCCGGCGCATCCTACGACTCAACCGGCGACTATCTCAGCAATGATGAAGCTGGTCACGCTGTCCAATTTATTGTTGATGATTGGAATTATCGCTCGTCGGTGCTGTTTGATGGAGTCGGCTACGCGGCCACTGGTGCTGCGGCAAAGCAGCCGTGTGCAAACAACAAAGCCATAGCGGGCAAGGGATGGAGTGTACCAGCGATATGTAATTCTGTAATCGTATCCGCTCCAACAGATGTATACATGAACTACGGTGCGGCCGGAACGGGCACTCTAAAGCTGTATGGTGGAAACACTCAAGACCCTGATAGTGCCACTTTGCTTGCCACAACGACATTCGCTGATTCGGCAAACGCGAATCATACCATTACATCAACTGACGGACGTTCATTTCTTTTCCACTTCATTGAAATATCTTTTACGTCAGTACCGACGGGAATGTATTGCGATAACATCACCTTTGATGTTGATTTCGTCGGTGCGCCAACTGCCGTGATTGACCTGCCGAGTAGCGCGATTACGGAGGTCGTGGACAGCTACGAGACAGCGGTAACTTCTGTAAGCGCAGACATATACTCATCCTATCCGCTTCGCGGCCAGTGTATCACGCTTCCAAGTGGAAGGAATATCACCAAGGTCGCGTTCTACTTACAGAAGATCGGAGCGCCGACAGGAACAGCATACATATATTTTCAGGGTGTCACTGGAACAGTCGGGAGTACGGGCTATCGTGATACAGTCAACCTCTGCGATCCGATCTCCTTTGACGTTTCCGCTCTCTCAACAACCGCCGGATGGGTTGAGTTTGAGTTGCCTGTACCGCTCCAAGCTGTAGGGAATATCTCCTTCTTTGTGTATTATGCTGGTGGATCATCATCTGCATGTATACGGCTGTACTATGATAATGCCGGAGTCCATGCTGGGAACTACGTTGGACCGTCATCGTATATAGCTGCCGCTGACTCCCTGTTCAAGCTCCACGCCGAAAAGCATCCGCGTCGTAAGATGATTGATGGGTATGCGGCGTCGAATAGCAGCAATGTTCGCTGGATGTATAGCACAGGCAATCACGGCTACGGACAGGCGACGTATCTCAATAATGGAGACTGCCTGACAAATCTGCGTTTCTACCTTGGGATAAACGGCGCGCCTACCGGGACGTATAAGATAGCTATATATAACGCGGCAGGTAGTCCGTATAATGTTAGCGGCGATGCGTTATATTCAAAAGACTTTGCAGTTTCTAGGCTCACGACTGACCTATCGATGACCTGCAACAGCATTGATTTCATCGCTCCATCGGACGGATGGTATATAGTCACTTGTGAGTATAGCGGAGGGGACACTTCAAACTACCTCAAGGTGGGGACTGACAATACATCTCCGACGCACAACGGGAATCTGTGCGCGCTGAATAGTTCCGACGTATGGAGCGGAGACTCTGCCTACGATACTTGCTTTGAACTCTACGGCTACACCCCCCGCGACAACCGCCGCATCCAGCCGTACCTCCTGCACAGTGGTGGCGACTACCGCAACGATGTTAAAATTGACGTTGGGACAGGCGAGAAGCTGGTAAAGAGGACCGGTGACACCGTTACGGTGGAAGGCGTTAACGCGACGACGGATATAACCTCGACTAGCCTTACGCATTACACGGATTCAGGATCAACTGCTACGAACATATCCGACAATAACAACGCCACATTCGTGCAGACGATGACGTATATTGCTGTCGCCTTGGGACGTTCCGCGAAGGTCTGGAAGCTGCGACTCAATTTCAACGGGACGCAGGGGTGGGCAGACGCGATGAACGGAAGGAAGTTCCAGGGGTCCAACGATTCAACGAACGGAACAAATGGGACATGGACCGATCTCGTTACGCTTGCTTCACTCGGCGCGAACTGGACTGACTTCGTACTGGCTTCTCCCGACTATTATACTATGTATCGTTTGACCGGCGGCGGAACTGGAAGCGACATATATTGTGAGTGGGAACTGTATGAGGTTGAAGGCGAGGGAACATATAACATCCTCCGCGCCCCGCTCCAACGCATCGATCACTTGACGCAAGCCCTGCCGCAATGCCGGGTGCATCTCAAGAACAATACTCAGCGCATCAAAGGCGTTGTGTTGATAGAAGAGGACTAGCCTATGCTGTTGCCTGGAAAGAAATACTCCGCACAAGCCAACGCCCGCGCAATCAAAGCCGCGCTATCCGGGTGCGTCAATCAGGGCGTATCCCGGTACGGCCAGGACGTTTGCGTGGATGCGATGGAAGAGGATCGGCGGGTGGTGTATTGGGACTCATTCTCAACAACCAGTTCGACAACCGCAAACTATATGTTTCGATACCTCATTCCAGCCGCAGTCATCGCAGGTGGCGGCAAGCGCGTATCTGTCACCCTGTATGCAGGGAACACGACATGGGTTATTGCTGGCGCATCAATTGGAATACAGGCATCTAGCGGTAATCTGACTGATATGGTTGCGCCTGTTCGCTTGACGTTCAGCGGAAGCGAGGGTGTATCAATAACAACGTACACTGCAACAGAAAGCGATTTCGTTGACCTGGAATTTACAGAAAATGATTCGCTTGTAATTCACCTTGAATGCACATCAGGCACGCAGGGTGAGAGTGGCGTTATAACGGACAAGGGCGTCATAGTGTTTTATAAAAACGGCTTGACAGGGGCGGAACTTGATTCCGTCTTATCTGGCATGACGCCTGCTACCCCCGGATATACTTATGGTATCCAGAAAATAACCGTTTCCGGCTCCACCTACGACTCCACCACCGACACCGCATCCGGCTCCGACCTCTCCCTGCGTACACCACTTGCCTACTACAGTGAGGCGGGGGTTGTGTCATATCCGTTCGGGCAGGAGAAGGCGCGGAGGTTGATTGATTCGTATGCGTTCAGCAATGTTGATAACGATACCGGACTCAACACGGGGTACAGTAAGCGCGGGATGCGCTTTACGCTCTCTGAAGATACTTACATCACCAACGCAAGAGTTATGATGCTAAGTAGCGGAACGGTGTCGGGCGAAACAGAGATGCACATATACTCGTTGGACGGAAGCGGATTGCCAACTGGTAATCCGATGTTGACGGGGACGCCGATACAATCAACGCAAGTTCCAACGAGTAGGGCCGCGCTTACTTCAGTGTTTAGCGGCCACCTAAAGGCCGGGACATACCATCTCGTTGCCGCGTTTACCGGCTCTGGTTCTGTCAGCCTCTCATACAAGGACGGGGCGGACAACGACCACGCATACTACACCGATTCCTCTGGTCTGTGGACGCTATCGGCATCATCGTTTGCCTTTGAACTCTACGGCTACACCGCATCAGACCGCCGCATCCGTCGCCTGACTGTGGCCGCGCTGGACGACACCACAGGCAAACTCCAAGCCCGCGCCAGCCTGGACGGCGGCGTAACGTGGACGCCGCGAAAGGTGATGCGGGATCAGGGTTTAAGCAAGCAAGTGGTTGACGGGAAGGATATCACCGTAAACGGCGGTGTTACTGCTAGTGATGACGGAGCCGTTTTTGACGGGTCTACTGGCTATCTGACTGCCACATACGACTCTGACTTCACGTTTGAGGGTGACTTCAGAATAGAGATGGATTTGTACCTCAACGCTTCACCAACGGTACAGACTCCAATTTTCTCAACATCGGATAATGCAGCCACGCTCACCGGCGTACTCTGTTCGCTCGGGTGGACTAGCGGCAAGGCTGCGCTTCAAGTCGCCGCTGGCGGATCGTGGTCGCCGTCTATTTCGACGTTCAGCGACCTTACGATCCCGACGCTTCAATGGTTTAATATTGCATGGGGCAGGACAGGATCAACGGTATGGTGTGAGGTTGACGGTGTACAGAGCGCGACAACTGGCACAAAGAGCGGTACGCTTACTGGGTCAGTGTGTTTCATCGGTTGGCTTACAAGTTACAGCGGATACCTCGATGGCAACATGCGCAACCTTAAAGTTACAAACGATGGTGAGGTTGTTTTCGATTGTCCGTTCCTCGGCGACCTGGACGACCACAGTCTCGACGCAGATTACCACGCCCACACCATCGACCTTGATGTAGCGCACCTTTCCGGCTCCGCGCCTGTGTACGAAATCATAACTGATTCCGCCGACCATGCGATTCGTGGTGCGGCGATGCTCTTGGAGTAGCAATGGAAAAGCAACTCGCCTCCCTCAAGACGTTCCTGCTCAACTACGAGACGGAGTTCGCCGTCAATGGCCACTGGGCGCAGGATCATATCGTCGAGATCACGCCGAACTACGACGACGCGGCGCAGTCGAGCCAGGACAAGCTCAACCTTGAAAACGGCACGAACGCGCCTTACGTCTACGCGCTGGCCGAAGCCCTGGGCCTGGGCTGCGCCGGGCGCACGAAGCAGGCGCTCGACTCGTGGTGTCTCACGAATACCGGCCACAGCGGCAACGAGGGCGCGCTCACGCTCGTCTACAAGGGCCAGCGCATTCTTGAAGCCGCGGCCATGTGCGGGTACGACTGTTCGGTCTGGGCGACGAACGTCTACCTTCCGGCCTGCGACGCCATCATCAACGCCGGTAACTGGGGAAGCAAGGGCAACTGGGGCGCATGGGGGCGCTGCGGTCGCATGATGACATATGCTCTCCTCGGGATGAAGAACTCTCTTGAGTCAGAAGGCGCAGGGTTTGTGAAGCACCTTCAGAATGCGACGAAGAGCTTCCCGTTCGTCCGCACCGGCGACCTCTGGACTGAGGCGTACAGGAACAACTACTTCCTGTCGTATATGTCGTTCTACTTGACGCCCGCGCTGCGCGCCGCCATGCTCCACGCGCCACTTGCGCAAGCCCTTGTGGCTCCGCTGACGAAATACTGGGAGTATTGCTCTGAGCGCAACTGGCCGACGTCATTCCCGTACAAGAAGCTGTGGGGTCCGCTTGGATGGTTGCAGCAACGCATCTGGTCGGCTGGAAGCGACTTCCACACGCCTGAGACTTCAAACTGGGCCGGGAGCCTATTCAGGGCTGCCGGGCTGTTCTATGGCCGTATTGACTGGGAAGAGTGGTCCTCCGATTGCGACACGACCGACACCACCATGTTTCGCTACCCTGATGCTTTCTGGTCGGCAAAGAAATTATAGAAGGCTTGCAATCATCTGTTTCATTTGATATGCGGCCCTCATGACTCCGCTAAAAAACGGACACTGCATGGATGAGATGCATCGACCCGCATGCGCGGACACCGATAGCGGCTCTGACTGCAACCCGGAATAATAAGGAGAGAGGAATGACAGGCAACGAAGAAATGGAAGTCAACGAAGAACAGCAGACCGATGACGAGTTCGCAGCTGCCTTTGACGAAGAGCTCGGCGACGATCAGGAGAGTTCCGCGGCCTCCGATGAAACCGGAGACACCGCTGGCGACGCTGACGATGCCGGATCGACCGATGAGGAAGACGGCGGGCAAGCTCAGGCAGGCGCTGATTCGACGGAAGAGACTCCACCCGACTACAAGGCTCTGTACGAGCAGGAACAGGCCAAGGCCCGTGAATCCGAGCAGCGGTACAACACGCTGCAAGGAAAGTACAACGCCGAGGTCGAACGCGCCAGGCAGCAGCAGCAGTCGGGACAGACGCAGCAGCAGCAGCAACCCCAGGAGCCGCAGCGCCCGAGCGACGACGGGTACGACGAAGCGGAGAAGGCGGAACTCGCCGACTTCCGCAAGAAGAACCCCGAACTTGCGAAGGCCACGATTGACGGCCCGAAGAGCGAGACATTCAGAAAAATCCTGCTTAATCGCGGGGCCGAGGATGTCGCGTACTACCATGACCTCATGCCTGCGCCTCAAGAGCAAGGCCCGGTGGAAGACACCGCCCTGCGCGAAGAGTTCGTCAAGCGCGAGATCAGCCGTCACGAATCCGAGATCGCATCAACGCACCCCGACTGGAAGGAGACGCTTTTCGAGGCCGAACCTCTCGCTCAGGGGCAGCGCACCGTCAAGAAGGAAATATTCGACTGGATCAACAGGCTTCCGTTCATCATGGGCCGCGATGCGCTTTACGTGCTGAAAAAGGGCAACAGCAATCAGGTGTCGAACCTGCTGCAAGCCTACAAGGATTTCAAAGCGCAGCGCGACGATCCCACGAAGGGCGGAGGCCAGGAACAACAGTCGGCAAGCACGGAAGAGGAAGATGCCGCCGCGCCCGTCAAGGGCAGATCGCCCGGCATCCCCACTCAGGGGATAGCCGCCGATGACTTCGACGGCGCCTTCGAGGCAGCTACCCGTCCTCGCCGATAATAGGAAGAACTCATCATGGCCAACACGACCTTCGGAGACATCTCTCCCCGTACCGCCGCCTACGTCGTCAAGGACTTGCTGGAACGCGCCCTGCCCGACCTCATCATCGAGCAGTTCGGTCAGAACAAGCCGCTCCCGGCCCGCAGCACCAAGACCCTGACCTTCAGAAAGTTCAACCCCCTGGACACCACGCCGCAGGCGCTGGTCGAAGGCGTCACCCCCTCGGCCAAGAAGATGACCGTCACCGACGTGTCTCTTACCCTCGTCCAGTACGGCGACCGGATCACCGTCACCGACGTCATTCAGGACACCCACGAAGACCCCGTTCTTCAGGAAGGCACCGAGATCATCTCCGAGCAGGCCGCTCAGATGATTGAGCGTGTCCGGTACGGCGTCATTCGCGCCGGCACCAACGTCGCCTACGCGAACGGCACCACCCGTACCGCCGTCAACACCCCCATCACCCTGAATCTTCAGCGCAAGATCACACGCGCCCTGAAGAACCAGAATACCAAGCGCGTGACCCGCGCCATCGCGCCGACCCCGAAGTTCAACACCCGCCCCGTGGCACCTGCGTTCATCTGCATGTGCCACCCGAACTGCGAGGCCGACATCCGTGGCCTGGCCGGGTTCACCCCCGTCGAGGAATACGGCAGCGGCATGACCCCCTACGCCTCCGAGTTGGGCAAGGTCGAGGACGTTCGCTACGTCACCTCGACCATGTTCGTGCCCTTCGAGGACGGCGGCGGCGCTTATGCCGGGTCCGGCACCAGCATGCTGACCACCAGCGGCACCAGCGCCGACGTTTACCCGATGATCTTCACCGGCGCCAACGCCTACGCCTGCGTGGCCCTGCGCGGCAAATTCGCCATCACCCCGATGGTCGTCAACGCCAAGCCGTCCGACTCCGACCCGCTTGCCCAACGCAACCATGTCGGCTGGAAGACCATGCAGGGCGCCATCATCCTGTACGACCTCTACATGTGCCGCGCTGAAGTCGCCGTCACCGCCCTGTAGGTCGAGCGACCGGCAAACCACAAGGAGGTATAGGACATGATCAGACTGGATAAGGCGGCTGACGCCTTCAACACCATCGCCGACAGCACCGTGCGCAACGCGCTGTTCAAGTACCATGAGGCCGTCAAGGATCACTTGAACAACCACGTTCATCATGCGAGCGGCAACGCTGGCTACACTTCCGTAGCCAAGAATGAAACCGCCGGAACCGACACCGGCGACGACTACCCCTTCCCCGCTTAACCACATGGGGCCGCGTGACGAGCGCGGCCCCATAAAAAAAAGAGAGACGCAAGATGGCAAAGACTCTTGAGGAAGCGTATAACGAAGCCGACGGCAAAGACGGCAAGATTGACAAGAAGCTGAAGAATCTCGGCTTTTGCGGGCGCCGCGCCGACATCACAATCTTCAACGGCCCCGGAGAGAACGGCAAAGACGATGTGCAGTTGCAGATCGTCCCGCTCGCCATCAACGTGAAGCGCGAGCAGCGCGTGTCCGTCCCCGAGGAGTTCCTTGAAGTCCTCAACAATGCCCGCGAGATGGTGTATGACCCGAAGACCGGTATCGGCTCCGAAGTCATGCGCTTCCCGTATGTCAGGCATTAAACACGGAGAACGTCAATGACCCTGCTTGCATCGACGCTTACAGACTACGCAGCGCACATCCTGCATGACGACGACCACGACAGATTCTCTGTCGCGAGGTTGCTGTCGTACCTCAACGCTGCGCAGCGTCAGTTGATGAGCGTAAGGCCCGAGGCCAACGCGGTCTATTCAGTCCTTACGTTGCAGCAGGGTATATTGCAGCAGATACCGTCTGCGCTCAACCCGCTGAGACTGCTTACCATCACGCGCAACATGGGCGCAGACGGCGCTACCCCTGGCAAGGCTGCCGCTGCGACTGACCGAAGTTCTCTCGACTCGCTGCTTATCTCATGGGATACCGGGGAGACTGTCACGGAGATTGAAAGCTACGTCTATGACGAGCGCACTCCGGTTAACTTCTTCGTGTATAAGCCGCCCGATGGCGTCAACGTAGTGACCGTCGAGGCGCTGGTGTCGGTGATGCCTGACGACATTACCGATGTTTCAGAAAGCCTTGTCTTCCTCGACACGTATTTCAGCCCGCTCATTCACTGGATGCTATACTGCGCATACACGATGGAACTTGACGACTCGGCGTCATACAGCAAGGCGCTGCATCACTATCAGTGTTTCGCCCTTGAACTTGGGCAAGACCTGTCGGCTGCGACTCTTGTCAACCCGAACCTGTTTGAGTTCTACATGACTCGCAATACGGGGTAGAGCATGACAAAGGAATGGAGCGACTTTGTAAACTTGGTGCAGGTGAGCGTCCCCGGATGCCCGCCTGCATCTGTTCGTGACGCCATCAAGCGTTCCGTAAACGAGCTGTGCATGCGAAGCGCGCTATGGCAGGAGAGGCTCCCTGTGGCCTCGTTGTTCGCAGACATCGATGAGGTGCCGCTCACCCCTACGTCAGATGCTCGCGTTTCCGGCATCCTATCTGCCAAGTACGGCAACGCGCCGCTTACGCATGCCGGCCCTTCACGACTCGACGAAATCTTTCCCGAGTGGGAGAACACCACGCAGGGGCCGCCGTCTTTCTGCTACCTTTACGACTACGACGGCTATCAGGTGATGAAAATCGTCCCGACGCCAGAAGAAGACGAGGATGACTGCATCAACATCAGGGTTTCGTTGAAGCCCAAAAGTGATGCCGAGTCCATCCCCGACTTCTTCTATGACGACTGGCGAGATGTCATCGCCGCAGGAGCGCTTGCTGAATTGTGTGCAATCCCTGAGAAGACATGGACGTCGGACAAACTTGTCGAATACTATGCCAGCAAGTTTAGGGCCGGCATCGCTCGCGCAGGAGCCGTTGACGTCTTAAACGGCGCAAGGCGCTCAACCTACGTCAAACCAGTGGAGTTCGGACAAAATGGGTATTAAGATTGCCGACCTCGCCGGGACCGTACTGGCCCTCGGCATCACCGACTCGGACGTGGAGGCGCAGGTTGCATCGACTGCATTGTTCCCTGCGCTCTCTGCTGGCGACTACTTCTACGCCACCATTGAGGACTCTTCAGGCAACAAGGAGATCGTGAAAGTCACCGGCCTGACCGGGGACGTTTATGACATCGTTCGCGCTCAAGCAGGCACGACGGCGCGCGCCTTCGACGCAGGCAGTGTGTTTCAACTGCGCGTATCCGCCGTCGCGCTTGAGACGTGGATGAGCGAGTTTGAAACCGAATTCAACGATGCTCTTTCCGACATGCAGGACGACATCGACGCGCTCAAGATCGCACCTGCCGGAACGCCGTACATGCACCTGTCCGAAATCCTGCCGACAGGCTTCCTGTGGATGGATGGAGCGGCGTACAGCCGCACGACCTACGCTGCGCTGTATGCGGCCATCGGTACGCGGTATGGGGCCGGCGACGGACTCACCACCTTCAACGTCCCCGATGTGCGAGGCCTCTTCCCTCGCTTCTGGGATAACGGGGCAGGCATCGACCTCGACAGTGCGACCAGAACTGACCGCGGCGACGGAACAGGCGGCGACGTGCCGGGTTCAAAGCAGGACTGGGCCATCGTCGATCACCGCCACATCATCTACTACAGCGTCGAGGGACTGAGCCAAGGCGGCGCGAACTGCATGGACTGGATCGAACTTACGGCGACAGGCCATGTCACCGGCTATTCGCAGTACATGAGCCAAGGCTCGTCAGGCGTTAGCGCCGACAACATCTCGTCGAACGAAGTCCATCCTGCGAACATGTACTTCGCCGGTATCATTAAATATTAGGAGAGGCCATGCAGCTTTATACCTACCATAAGGTGACTGGCGAATTCCTCGGCGCCCTTGAGGCGAACATCGATCCTCTTGAGTCGCAGCGCGCCGGTGGCCCCGTGTACGTGACGACTGTCCCGCACACCACCACCGAACGCCCCCCTGTGGCCGAGCAGGGGAAGGTGCGCGTCTTCAAGTCAGGGTCATGGTCGCTCGTCGAAGACCACAGGGGGAAGAAGGCTTACGCGACGGCGAACGGCGCCTTGCTTGTCGTCAGCGCGCTCGGGCCGCTTTCTGAAGCGTACACCTTCAAGGAGTACCCCGGAGACGGGTACTACTGGGACGGCGAGAACTGGACCCCCGACATCGCCAAGCTGGCCACGGCCGCGATGGCTGATGTCGACCTTACCGCCGAGGCGCTGCGACAGAGGGTGCTGACGCAGGGGTCCGGCCAGGCTCTCGCCTACAAGAAGAAGGAAGAGGAAGCGCTTGCATGCCTGTCCGACAGCAGTCCGTCCGAGGAAGACTATCCGTTCCTCGCCGCTGAAGTCGGCGTTACCGCCGACACCCTTCTCGACGTTGCGCAGACGGTTGTGGACGCTGCGAATGCGTGGTATGCCGTAGGCGTCGAACTTGAGCGGCTTCGCCTCACCGCGAAGAAGCGCCTCGCCAGCGCGACGACTGCCGGCGAGATCGCGTCCATAGTCAACGGGATAGAGTGGCCCGAGGTCTAAGACCTCTTTATACTATAACAGATTGGAGGAAGCCATGTCTCGTATCATCTTCTACGACTTCATCAACCATGCCCCGCTTGCGAAACTGCTCGGACACCTGAGCAACGTCACCTTCGGAGCGGCCGGTCTTGCCATCAAGGCCTCTTCAAGTGCCGATGCCAAGACGGCGAACGCCGTCGCCCAGAGCATCAATGGCAAGATCAACGCGCTGGCCGCGATTGCGACCATCGACCTGTCTGACCTGTGCTCCGACGAGGACGCGCTGGCCGACGGCGAGGGCATCCTCATCTGCCTCTTCTCCGATGCCAGCGATACCGTCAGCGCCGTCATCAGCGACCCGACGACCTCGTACTCGTCCATCGCCGTTCCGGCCTTCGACGAGACCGACAAGGCTCCCTTCGGAGTCATGAAGGTCGTCAACAACTCCGGGTCGGCGTTCACCCTCGGCACCACCGCCCTGGACACCACGGACGTCACCGTCACCTACACGGACGTTTCGCACCTGATCCCCGGCGACACGTTCTAAAGCGGGAGGGCCGGGGAAACCCGGCCCTTTCAGCATGAGGCGACGGCATGGCCCTGTACCTGAATGTAAGAGGATTCGGCGGCGAAGAGCCGCGCACATCGTCGCGCCTGATCGCGGACAACGCCGCGCAGCTTGCAGAGAATTCCAAGCTGCTTTCAGGCGAGATTCGTCCTTTCTACGACCCACGCACGGTGAACACGCCGTACAAGACCGACGCGCTTCAAAGCATATTTCTCTACAAAGACGCCTACTGGTGTCACTGGGAAGAAGACGTCTGCGTTCAGCGCGGCCCAGTTGCCGGCGACACGAAAGAGCGCACCTACATCACCGGCCTCGACGTGCCCCGCGTCTTCAACTCCGATGGAGTCGCATCAGGTGGTTCTTCCGACTACCCGGCGCTCACGTACCCTCTCGGCGTCCCGGCGCCTGACAATTCAGGTTCAACATTCACCGCCACCGACACAGGGACAGGAGGATCTGGAGCAGACCGCGATGTCGTGTACTGCTACACCTACGTAACAGCGTGGGGAGAGGAAGGACCGATATCCGAAACGTCGAACGCCGTGACGTGCATGAACGGTGAGCAGGTTGACCTGACGAACATCACGCCATGTCCGTCAGGGCGCAACCTCGACAAAATTCGCATCTACCGCTCGCTCTCTGGTTACTCGTCCGACTACTGGGCGCGAGTGGCGGAAGTGGCGGGTACAACGACATCGTATTCCGACACGGTCCTCGACGACATGCTCGGCGCAGAGCTCACGTCTCTCACATGGCTTGCGCCTGACGAGGACTTGCACGGCATCTGCGCGCACCCAGGAGGATTCCTCGTCGGCTTCTTCGACAACACGATCTCGTGCTCGGTGCCGTACTTCCCCCATGCTTGGCCTGTGGCGAACCAGTACACGATCCCATACGACATCATGGGCATCGGCGTGTACGAGGACAAGATCGTCGTCGCAACGACTGCGTTCCCATACGTCTTTTCAGGCTCTTCACCGAGCGCTCTTCGCGGCGACAGGATACCGTCGCGGCAACCGTGCCTCTCAAGGCGCGGCGTCGTATCTGGCGAGCTTGGCGTCCTGTGGCCTTCTCCTGACGGCATATACGGCGTTGGGCCACAGGGGACCGGCCTCATTACGAGCGACATCCTGACCAAGAACGAGTGGAACAAGTTCAACCCGCAGACCATTCACGCCGCCGTCGCCGACAACAAGTACATCGCCTTCTACAAGACGAGCGTCGATGGCGGCGTAATCAGCGGGCGCGGCTTCTCGGTTGACCTTGCGGAGCCTACGGCGAAGTTCATCGAATTCGACTTTTACGCGCATGCCCTGTACGCCGATCCGTACACCGACAACCTCTACATGGCCATGCGCAACGAGGACGAGGACGGGAACTACATTCAGAAGTGGGAGGGCGGCAGCACCCGCAAGCAGTTCACATGGCGCAGCAAAACTTTCGGATGCGTCCCGACCAACCCCGCAGCGGCGCAGGTCATTGCCGACTTTACTCCGAGCGAGGCTGAATTTACGCAGGCTGAACTCGACGACTTTGAGGCTGCGCGTGACATCATCATTGCTGACAACGAGGACTTGATCACGTATGACCAGACTCGTGGTTACATGAGCGGCCAAATGTTTGGAGAGTACGTTTTTTCCGGTTCTGCAATCAAAGAGGCCGGCGACATTTTTTCAGACACGACGTACTTGAACTTCAAGCTGATCGCAGACGGAATCGTTGTTTTCCAAAAGGCGATCAGCGACTGCGAGCCTTTCAGGATTCCGTCGAACTTCCTTGCAAGGGAACTCGCGTTTGAATTGGAAGGCAACGCTTTCATCAAGAACGTCAGCGTGGCGTCAAGCGTTACGACAATATATCAAGCGGGGTACTAGACATGGCATTTGGATGGGATGACGCACTCGCCATAGGCACCACCGGCGCCGGACTTCTCGGCGGCATTTTCGGTGGAAGCAGCAGCGAAACATCACCTTCTGAGGCTGCGTACACCAACAACGCCCCGGTGATGAACCTGTCTATTCTGGACTACTTGAGCGGCAACAACATGTCGAACAAGTTCCAGACGTACCTTGACTCCCTCATGGGAGATTACGGCTCCGACAGGTCGCGCTGGAATCAGTACACAAGTCCTATCCTCGACCAGATGTTTGAGGAATACGACCAGATGTCACCGTACCGTGACGCCATGCTTGGGCAGGGAGCACGCAGTTACGGCATCATGGCCGACATCCTTGAAGGCGCTAAACCTGCGTTCGACGCCGCATCCAACGATGTGCAGGATGCGTTCAGATACGCCCAGGATGTGTACCGCCCCGCCCAGGCCGAAAACATCAACTGGATGCAGACCACAGGGCGTGATGCCGTACAGAATGCCTTCGACTCCGCCCAGGAATACTACGGCGATACGAGGGACTACCTAGGCAAGACGCAGGACTATTACAACATGTCCTTCGACGTCGTTGACCCTGAACAGCAGGCAACGATGGCCGCAGCCGACATCGCCAACGAGTACAACAAGAGCGTCGCCTCCATGCGCGAGCAAAACGCCGCTTACGGCCTCGACCCGTCCTCCGGCGCGTCTCAGGCGATGGAAACGCAGATGGCCGCAGATAAGGCGCTCTCCACCGCAGGAGCTCGCACCCGTGGCCGCACTGAAGGACAGCAGCAGCAGTTCGAGAATGTCGGAGCCGGGCTGAATGCGCTGCAAAGCGGCACGTCTGCCGTAGGCTCAGGCGCTTCAGCCGTGAACAACGCGGCGAGCGGCATGACGAACTTCGGCGGCGTCATGGGCAGCACGCTTTCCGCCGGCCCCGTGAATCAGGGCACAGGCATCGTGCAGTCGGCGGGCAACATGGGCAGCAACCTCGTAAGCGGCGTGTCGAACATGTTCAACAACCCGCTGACCTCGAACATGGCCAGCACCGTCAACAACCTGCTTCTGAACCCGACTGCGCCGCAGTCGCTCGTAGGATACCTCGGCAAGTTCGGCGAGGACCGCATGGGCAACATTTACGATACATGGGGCGACTTCAACGACACGTACAACAGCATCTACAAGTCGAACAGCAGCAACCAAAGCGGCTCAGGGTCGGGAAGCTTGCTCGGTCAAGGCTTGTCGATGCTCGGAAAAAGCTTCGACAAGTGGGGAACGAGCACCTCCACCAAGAAGTCGTAGGGGGTTAAGGAATGCCCTTCAATCTCGACAATTTCTTAGGCGGCGTAGGCACCGGGTATCTCAATCAGGAGAAGCTATACGACCAGCAGGCGCGCACCGACATCGCCGACAGGTCGATGACGCTTGAGGAAGAGGAAGCGCTTAGAAAAGAGCAGGAACTTGAGCGTCAGCTTGCGGAGCAAGCCCGCATCGCTTCCATTCTTTCTCCCGGCGTATATGGCCGGCAGGGCGCCACAGGGGCTGTTGGGGCGCAGGGACAGCCGTTGCGCGAGCACGACCTTCCCGTCAACTCGAACCTCACTGTGGGTGGCGTTGACCCGACGTCAGAACTCGGCAAAGCCATCGCCTCGTACACGCAGAACGACCCCGGCCTCGGCGACTACCTGAGCGCTGTCGCTCAGGCAGAGAGCGGCGGCAACCTTAATGCGCGGTCTGACACGTCGAGCGCAAGCGGGCCGTTCCAGTTCATCAACGGAACAAAAGAAGGGCTGTTCGGAGACTACGGCGAGGAGATGAAGCGTCTCGGTCTTCCTTTCGACGTGACGAGTCCGCAGACCGCGGCGTACCTCGCTCGCAAGTACACGCTCGACAACGACGCGCAGTTCGCGAAGCTTAACGGCAGGGCTCCGACAAACGGCGAGCGGTACATGAACGCCTTCCTCGGCGTCAACGGCTACAACCGCATGATGAAAGATGCGGAGCGGCTCGGGTGGGATGCGCCTGCGCATCTCATGGCCAGCGCCGAAGCCGTGGCCGCGAACAGCAGCGTCTTCTACGACAGCAAGGGAAACCCCCGCACCGCAAAGCAGGTGCGCGACCTAATGACCAACAAGATCAGCCCGCAGGAAGCCGCGCGCGGCGTCGGGACCGGCAAGGAGTACCTGTACGAACCGCAGCGAGGCTACGGCGTCAGCGGCGTTCCGCAGATGAACATGGAACAGATCAACGCCATCATGGCCGACCCGAATATCGGGACAGAAACCAAGATGAAGTTCATGCAGGCGCTCAACACCAACGCCAGCACTGTGGAATCAGGTCGCAGCAATCTGGAAAGCGAGAACTACCGCTCGGCGAACATGGCGCAGGAGGATCAGCAGCATCGTGAGCGCATGGCCTTCAACTACGCGCAACTGAACGAGCAAATCAGAAAGAACGACCTCGATGCGTCGTCTCCTGAAGAGATTCTCTCCAAGGCGATGATCCAGGGCGACAAGGTCGTGTACATGTCGAAAGACGGCAAGACGCACAACCTCGAAATTACGCCCGATGAATTCATCGCCACCCGCGATGCAGTCCTGCGCGGAAGCGGCAAAGGCGGGAAGAGCGGGTCCGGGTCAGGCTCCGGCGGCACAGGCGTTGCGGCATGGCAGTACGATCAGTTGAGCAAGGCGTTCTCTCCGTATGTTGCAAGGACCAGCAACATCAACGAGGACGACCTCGACAACACCGAACTCGGCAAGTCCGCCGCTCAGATGGCCCAGAACCAGCTTTCGGCTGTGGTGTCCGAAGTCACCAACGTCTTCAGGGAGAACGGCATGGAGCCGCAGCTTGACGAGCGCACGTTAAACGCGCTCGGCGATCAGGCCGGCAAGCGATATTCCGAACTGTACCCTGAAGTGAAAAAGAACATCATCGCAAAGACGAAAGATGCAGGCATCGAAGTGCGGCCTGAAGAGGTCGAATTCCGCACGATGCAGGCGACGATGGGCATAGTCAAGAACGACATGCTGAAAAGCGGTATGGCTGCTGAGATTCTTTCAGGCGGGAAAGTCAAGATGCGCCCGAAGACAACGCCGCAGGATACCGCTGACAAGGCGTCACCTGCGTCCGGCGCTCAAGCTGGACCGTATACCGCCAGGCTCGCAGACCAGAAGAAGCGCGTTGAAGGCGATGCTTCCGGCGCTATGGCGCAGGTAGCTTCGGCCGGCGGCGTCGGAGCCACGCGCGGTCCAAACGCTCCGATTGCGCCCGCCGCTCCTTCACCTCAGAAGAAGGTCGTCCAGGGCGAGAACGGCGACGTTGTTGGCGGCATATACGGGAACTACGGCGGCGACAACGCCATCAAGCGAGGCGTTCGCTTCTACAGCGGCTACGACGGCGCGAAGTACATCACGGACTCCATCGGTGCAGGAATCAAGAAGGTCATGGACACGTTGAGTATGCCAGAGGCTACACAGATGTTCCTTATGAAAAAGTACCCGCAGCTTGAGCAGATTGTAACTGGCCTTCCCGACGAACAGAAGGTATACCTCTTGAAAGCGTTCCGTGACAGCAGCCCTGAGCAGATCGACGCGATGCTGCAAGAAATCATCAGAATTAACACGGACAGGGGGCGTTGATGCCTTACGAACCGTATCAGGATGAAGATCCGAACATCCTCGACCAAGAGAGCGCGCAAGCCGCTCAGGCTGTTGACTCCAAGCTTGAGCGGCTTTCCGATGTCGGCAACGGCGACGATGAGATAGAATACGCGCTGAAGATGCTCAAGGGCAGCGCCCCGCCGCCAGAGACTTCAGGCGACTCCTATTTCGATGCGCTCGGCGTCTTCGGCCGCACTCTTAAAGACCTTCCCACGCACATCAAGGCGTCAGTCGCGCAGGGCTTTTACGACCCGGAGGACATGACGCTTGACCGCTCGTCCTGGCATGAAAAGGCCATGGACGAGAGCAATGCAGCGATGGAAGAGGCCCGTCGCTACTACGATCCTGTCCTCGGCAAGAACATCGTTCCCGGCATTACTGCGGGGGACATACTTGACACCGGCCCGTCTGTCGGATTCTCAACCGCGAGCATGGGCGCCTACGGCGTCGGAGCGCTTGCCGGCGGCGCCGTCGGCATGCCGACCGTTGGCGGCGGCGCAGCGTCTCTGTTCGCCACCAAGGAGATGGCCACCGGCCAGTTCAACGACATGCTCGGTCGTGCGCTCGCCGAATCTGCGAAAGCCGAAGGCAGGAACTACACGCAGGCCGACTTGCAGCAGGACGTCGCATACTTCCAGAGCGAGGCCGACAAGTACGGATGGTACGAATCCGCCCTTGAAACCATCGGCAACATCGTCATGGGCAAGACGTTCGGCGCGGGGAAGGAAGCGTTCTCAGGTCTTCTCAACAAGGTTTTCGGGGAGAAGGTCGGCGGCTACCTCGGCAAGAACATCGTCACGCGAACCCTGTCGAAGCTTGGGATCAACACTGCGGAGGAACTCCCCTCCGAGACTGCGACGCAGATAGGACAGGGAGGCGTCGAGGCTGACGTTGCCAACCAACTGAGAGGCATCGGACTTGAAATGCCGGGCTGGCGCACCGAAGCGCCGGGCGTGACGCAGGCTCTCGGCGAGGTCGCCGCCCCTGTGGCCGCTCAAACGCTCTTCACCGGCGGCCTGGCGGCAGGTACGCGAGGCGTCTACGACCTTGCAAAGAAGGGCATGGAAGTCTCCCGCCGCGCCGACGATGAACTCGCAACGCAAGCCGCGAACGAGGAAGCTGCGCGCACCATTCCTCCGAAGACCTCGCCCGTCGAGATGCCGCAACCCGAAGCCGCCCCTGTGGAACCACAGGGGGAGGGCTTCACGCCTGTTCGCGGCGCCCTTGATACAATGCAGATCGTGAGCGACCCTGAAGAGAACGCGCGGTACATAGCTGCGATGAAGACGAATTTGAAGATCGCCGACGAGGAAGATATCAGCGACAGGGCCGAGAGGCTCTTTGCCGAGGGGAAGTCTCGCGCCGAGGTAATGACCGCGCTGAAGCAGGAACTTCAGGCCATCGAAGAGAAGCACGGCATCAAGCCTGCTTCAATCATTAACGCCGTCGTCAGGGACCGCAAGATTCCTGGCTTTGAGAGCGAGGGCAGGAAACAGTGGCTTGCCGACATGGCCGGGTACTACAAGTCTCAGGATGCCGCGAAGCCGAAGGTTGAGTTTGATGAGGATGGAGTCGAGGTTGCGCAGAAAGACCTCAACCATCCTTATGGCCACCTGCGCGGCATTCCTCGTCCGATGTCGAATTACCTCGGCAACAAGCGCAGCATGATCCAGGCAGGCGCCTTCATCGGAGCCATTGCCGACAAGATCAAGCAGAGCAACATCGTTGACGTCTTCGCCGGTTCAAGCCTTCTGAGCCAGCTTGTCGGCAAGCAGAACCCGAACGCCAAGCGCGTCGTCAACGACCTCAACGCCGACGTGTTCAACTTCCATGATGTTGCCCGCAACAAGCCCGACGAGTTGATGTCTGAGGTGTCGAACAGCCTCAACAAGATTCGCTCAGTCATGTCGCGCTTCAACGAAGGAGGCAAGCTTGCGCATTCTGAGATTGCCGATCTTTGGAAGGAAATCAAAACGCGCAGCGAGTTCGGCGATCCGGTTCAGAAAGCCGCTGCGATGGCTCTTGTGTCCGGCCAACTCGGTCAATTCGGCAAGGCAAAAGACACCGTTGACGCCGAGTCCGGCGTCCAGGGAAGTCAGCGCATCATCAAGGGCGAAGGCGCATCGAAGCCGTATGCCTGGACTGCATCTACAAAGAGCCTTGACAACTACGAGGAGACGCTCAGGCAGTTCGTTGCCGATGCAAAGAACACTGAAGTAACGAACAAGGACGCCACCGAAGTATTGAACAATGCTACGGCTGACGGACTGTACCTTGTCGATCCTCCTTATGTTGCAGGTGAGGGGAAGGAAGGAGTCAACGACTATAAGGAAGGGAAGGAATTGACTTCCCTGGAAGGCGCCTTATCCTTTATAAATGGCCCCCTGAAAGCCGCCCATGAAAAGGGCGCGGGCTTGGTTTACACAAACAATTTTACCCCGGAACTTGCGACTGCATTGCGCGACCTCGGCTTTGCAGTCAGGAAGGTAAAGAATCTCAAGAGCCAGAACACCGGAAGCGAGGCAGGGAGCAGAGATGAAATCGTCGCCTACAACTCAGCAGCCGCAGGCAGGGATGTTGATGGACAGAATGCAGATGCTCGGCGAGGGGACAGTGCCACCGCAGGTGTTCGACAGCCTGACGCCGGAGGATCAGAGAACGTTCCTGACGGAACCGGACCCGAAGATGTGGAGTCCAAGCCTGCAAGCAGCGATGCAGGAGTACCTGACGCTGGAACGCGACCCGGAGATGGAGGACGAGGAGCCGCAGCCGCAGGCATCGGAGAGCAGCATACCCTCCCCGGCGTAGAGACTGCTGAGAAGCAGGAAGAGTCTCCCGAGTCAAAGCCATCTCTTGCGGAGGCTTTGGAAGCGGCCAGCGACAAGCCCGCCAGAAGCCAGGAAGCGAAAAATCCGACCGAAGGTGCGCCGGAAGGGGAAAAACCCGCGACAGCGCCCCCTGTAGCCCCTGAGAGGGAAGCGGCCAAAAACGCCGCCGAACAGGGCGAAAAAACCACCATTTCCCCCGCCGAACTGGCCGACGCCATTGAGTCCGGGCTTGGCGACGCATCGTTTGTGCCGTTCAGGGCCAACGAGCGCAGGCTCGCCGACGCCATCAGGAATGGCAAGACCGAATTCAACGTCAGCAAGAATCTCAGCCGCGTCATAGCTGACAGGCTCAATGCCGCAGTCGGCAAGGAAGAGAACGTATTCGGCGGCAAGGTGACGAAGATTGAGGGCGGGGCTGGTAAGCGCAAGTACGCAGTCTCCCGCAATCACGGCAGCATCGTCTTCAATGAAGCCACAGGCGCATTCACCCATGAAGCGACTGCGAAGGAAGAAGCACCCGACATTCTTTATTCCACCAAGGGGATGCGGCTGCGGCGAGATGACCGTCGTGAGACTCGCCAGACCGTTCGTGACATTGTAGGAAATAGTGCCTCTCGCACAATGGTCAATGAAGTTCTTCAAAACTCCATCGATGCGCTGCGTGAACGGTTCGGCGTTGACAGGTCGTCGTCACCTAAGAAGGGTGACATCAAAATCAAGGTAGTCAAGTTCTTTGGTGGCAATTATCACTTTGACGACGCCAAGATGAATGATGATGTCGAAAGATATGATTCGTCTATCATTCGCTTTGAGATTGAGGACAACGGCACCGGTATGACTGCCGATGACGTTCGCGAGAAGTTCCTCAAAATTTCTGGAGAGGGCAAGGATGCAACCTTGCTGTCAGGTGGCTACGGCAGGGCGAAGCTTGCGTTCCTGTTTATCCCGCATCACTGGCGTCTTGAGACCACGAAGAACGGCGTGACGACTTATGTCTCAGGCAACCGTGAACAGATGTACGACGGCCTTGAGCTTGATCACTACTCCAAGAAGGAAGGGAAGGAACGCGGCACCAAGCTGACGTTGTACTGCTACGGCAACGGAAAATACGCCGAGAACGATCCCGTTGACCCTAACGCAGACCTTCATGTTCCCGGCTACAACATCGACGCGATGGTGAAGTCGTATGTCAATTCGCTGGCGCTAAACGTGCCCGTGGAGTACCATGAGTCGAACTACTACAACAACGATGAAGCTGCGGAGAACAATAACCTTGATGCTCCGGTAAAGTACCATGAAAAGCCTTCCATGCTGCAAGGCTCTGCCCTTGACGACAGAAAGCTTTTCATGGACCCGAAGCGCGACATTATGATTAACGGCTCTCGCGTAAATATTTTCTACGTCGAGAGGCCGGAACACGAAGTCAAGCACGCAAAGAAGTACAACTACGCGCCGAAGTTCGCTTTCTCGTTCTACAACAAAGGAATCAAGCTGCATGAACTCAGCTTTGACATGCAGGCGCCTGACCACCCTCCGTTCGACATACATGTCAACGTTGCGCGCACCCCCGATACCGAGGATGCAAAATATCCCTTCCGTGACAACAGGCGCAGGTTGCAGGGAGACTTCAGCGAGAAGCTGACTGATATCATTCGGCGCGACGTGCAGTCATTCAATGAACGCATCATAAAAATGCACCGCGATCGTCTCAAGGACATGTACGATTCGTCTCCTGAGTTTGAAGGCGTGAAGGTTCTCATCCCGTATGAGAAAAAAGACGTCGAGAGCATCAAGGATGACATCAACAGGCATCGCTTCCTGTTTGAAGATATCGCGAAGCTGTTCAAGGCGTTTGAGACAACCATCAAGGACGCCGTTGGAGAAAAAGTCGTCGATGCGCTCAAGAAAGTTGGCGGGACTCAAGACAGCGAGTTCGACAACGACTTTGAGTTCGACATTTCGTTGGATGAGAAGAGCCACGGATTCAGACTCGGCAAGGCAGTCGCTGGTCGTCCTGTTTATGCGTTGAACCCGTTCGCCATCACAAAGCAGTTGATGGAAGGCAACGGAATCTACAAGGCGCTCATAGACGTAGAGGATGCAATCGAGCGTGACGCCGTTATGAAGAGCCTGATGGCGAACAACCTCGTCAACACCTTCATCCATGAATACGCTCACAACTTCGTGCAGTCTCACTACGAGTCATTCTCAAGCGTAGAGGACTTGCTGCATGCCCAGATAGGGTATGGAACCATAGCCGAACTGGCCGATCAGGCTTACCAGCTGTTCGACACGCATCAGGAGGCCATTGATGAAATCACGTCCAAAAAGCGAACAAGACAAGAGACAGACCTTAAACTCATGCGCAACAACTCTCTTGTTCAGTCCAAGGAACTCGCTGGACGAGAAGATTCTGGACTATCACGCGAAGGACAAGGAGAAGGCGCGGCAGAAGATTCACGAGAACGGCGGGATGGAGTCGATGAAGGACGCGGTGATCGCGGAAGCGATGAACCGCAAGGCCCGCCTGAGTTCAAGCGCGACGTAAAGAATCAGCGCGATGCGATCAATAAAAAGACCGCCGGCATCTTCAAGACGAAGGCGATTCCTCGCGTCAAAGACTTCCTCTCCACCGTCCTGAACCCGCAGACTGTCGAGGAGCGGCGCTTTGTGAAGGCAGGCGACCAGATGGCCACGATCTACACCGACAGGTCGTTCGGCCCCTTGCGCCGCGCCATCGCCCTGCCTTCCGCTGTGGCCCGAAAGTTCCCCGACCTCTTCAAGCCGCTGATGGACATTCAGGCGTTCCGCGAAGATACGCACCAGGAATACATCACGGATGCGTTCAAAAACCTTGAGCAGATGATGAACCTGAAAGGCCAGGACGCCGACAGGCTCGTGAACGTCATCCACGACCTCGATGGAAATTTTGACGCATACAAGGAGTTCGGCGTCAAGTGGTTCAAAGAGGCCGGCGACGGAACGATGGAGGCCAACGACGAGTTCTACGAGAAGCTTCCAGACTTCCTGCGTGAGAGGTATCCGAAGATGTCGGACGCTTCCATCAACTCGTTCGTGGCCATCCAGCAGGAACTTACCAAGACCTTCATTACCGTCCACAACAACGCGCATCAGGTCGGCGGCGAGGCGACGCATGCCTCCCTGAAAGACTACCGCAACGCGATGGGGAAGCTGCCTTTCTACTTCCCGCACAAGCGATACGGCTCGCACTACCTGAAGGCGACGAATGACAAGGGCGAAACGATCTATCGTGAGCACTTCGACAAGCGCAGCCTGGAAGTTCTCGGTAAGGGCATCGACCAGTTCGTGAAGGACCGCATCAAGGCGATCCCGAGCGAGCTCTTGAAGCAGCCCCAGTTCGCGGACACCGACCTCTCAGGAGCGCACTGGGAAGTCCGAAAGGTAAAGAAGCTGCCTGAAGCCGTGTTCGACACGCCGATACCTGAGCGCGCCATTCAGCAGGTCATCACGCATGGCCTTGACAAGTTCGACGATGAAACGAAAGAGCGACATCGCGAGATGCTCATGCAGGCTTTCTCCGACGTGTTCAAACAGCGCGGAGCCGGATCGTCGTTCATCAAGAGACAGAACATCCCCGGATACGAGCGCACGGACGTTCGCCGCGTGGTCTACGACCATGTTTCCGGCATGTACGGCTACATCACCAAGGCCGACGCCGCCAGGCGCATGACTGCCCACATGTGGAACATTCACGGCGCCGAAGACCCGGAGCTCTACGAGTACAGCGAGCGGTACGTCAAGGACATGCTTCAGAACGCCGACGTGCATGACAAGCTTGTCTCATGGTGGAAGTCCCTCGGGTTCGTCGTCTACCTTGGCGCCCGCGTTTCCACCGCCGCGGTGAACCTGACGCAGAACATCATCACAGGCATCCCGGCCCTCGGCATGTACGTCAAATACTCGGAGAAGAGCTATTTCGACGCGCTGAAGGACATCACGACGCTTGTCAGGTACTCGCTCACCGGCAAGGCCGAAGGATACCGCAAGGAGTCCGGGCTTACCCGCGACGAGTGGACGATGATCCAGAAGCTTTACGCTCAGGGCGACTTGCAGGATCAGTATTTCCGCAGCTTCCAGGCTGAGATGCAGGGCAAGGTGTCGAGGGCGTGGCACAAGGCCGTCACCTTCATGGGCATACCGATGACCGTGACCGAACGCTTCAACCGCGCATCGTTGGCGCTGGCCGCGTACCGCTCGGCCAAGAAGGGACACATCACCGACTCGGCCTGGACTACGAAGGTCGGGACCGGGGCATCGTTCAACGAGGATCAGGCCATTGAGTTCTGCAAGATGATAGTGAACAAAGCGCACTTCATCTACCGCAAGGGCAATGTCCCGCAAGCGATGCGCGGCACGACCGGCGGCAAGTATCTCTCGACCGCATACCAGTTCAGGCGCTTCACCCACAACATGCTCTCCCTGTGGACTGAGATGTTGCAGAGCGGGCCACGGGGGAGGATTGCGCTGATGAAGTCTCTGGCGGGCCTTATGAGCGTCGGCGGCCTCGCGTCCATGCCTCTCTATGCGACGTTTATGAATGCCGCGTTCGCCGCAACCGGCGACGACTGGGAGGAGAAACTCAGGAAGATGATGCCGAAGGATGCCGACGCGATGCGCGACATGCTCATCTACGGGCTTCCGTCGCTTGCCGGCGTGAACCTCTCAGGCTCGATGGCCATCGACCTTCCGTATGTGAGCGACACGATGCCGAAGGGCGCTGGCGAAACGTCTGCGCTGGAAATCCTCGGCATCCCGTATGCGTTCCTCGTCGAGCAGCCGCAGAAATTCAACCGCAGCATGGAGGCAGGCGAGTATTACCGCGCCTTCACCGAAGACTTCCCGTTCATGCCGATGGCCGCGAGGCAGGTCTTCTCGGCGATTAGGCTCGGGACTGAAGGCAGTTACACGCGCAGCGGTCGAGAGGTCAGGGCGCCGGGCGAACGCGGCCCCATGAAGCTTGGATTCATGGCCGCGCTCGGCAAGTCACTCGGATTCCAGCCGACGAGCATGTCCAACGCCTTCAAGGCCAGCGTCAGCGTGCAGAAGTCGAAGGAATTCCTTGATGGCTTCAAGCGCAACCTCGCCGACGAGTATACGAATGCGCAGCGGCGCGGAGACAAGGAGGCGATGCTCGACATTCGCCGCCAGGTCAGGGAGTGGAACAAAGAGGCGCGCAGTGAGAAGAAGCCGTATTACGTCATCGACCTTTCGGATTCGCTGAGGGCAAGACGCAGGCCGGTGGGAGGCGCGGGCAAGAAATTCCGCAGTCGCGAGAAAGAAGCGCAGGACGCCTACATGTAAACAAAAAGGCGCTGAAGCTTGTTGCTTCAGCGCCTTTTCTGCAAGATGCCTCTCAGCAGCCGAACACGCCGTCCTTGTCGAAAAACGCCGTGATGAGTAGATACCCATCGGCGCAATCCTGAATTACAGCCACGACGCCGTTATGGATGGCTTTGAACCTGAATATTCCATCCTTGTACTTCCCGTCAGTGTACCACAGGCCGTTGTGTAGCGACTTCCTGACGCTGCCCATGGAGATGTTGCGCCTCTCCATCGCCTTCCTCGCGTGGTCTGAGACTATGAGCTTCATTTGACGCAAGCCCCCTCTATCTCGCCGTCGCTCTTGAAGCACCTGTATCCTGGGGCGCAGTCAACGTCGAACGAGCACGTATCGCCGTATGGACGATCATACGGCGAAGACGGGTACGCATCGTTGTCGTTGCCGGGCCATATGCCTCCGACGCATGCGCCACCAAGGCCGTCAATCTGCAAACACTCGCTGCCGATGGCGCAGTCCGCGTCTGTTACGCACCCCTCCGCATCATCGACAGACGAGGCAACCACCAGGCACGCCAAGGCAGCAATGAATATGGCAATCTTCAACACCCTGTTGTTGTCGTCGATGTCTATTTCAAACTTATACATCGCGACGACTATTGCGCTGAGTATAGCGATTGTGAACAGTATCATTTCACGCCTCCAGATGGTGTTTCTTTAATGTTGACGCCAAGGTCTTTAAGTACGGCAGAAAGCATCTTTATAATGGAAGCGTTCTGCTTAATAATGACATTATTCTGAGACTGCATAGTTTCAATGTTGCGTTCGATGCGCTGTGTGTCAGACTTGTCAAGATGGATCAAGCTGCCCTGAACAGACGCTCCGGCATCGACGCTCTCCCTCCTTGCCGCTTCTTCACGGGCTGCAACCACCTTGGCGTCAAGCACTTTGTGCAGTTCCTCAACAAAGCGGCTGCGCGTTTCTTCAGTGACGACGCCTCCGCTGTACAAGACCTTTCCGCCCCTTCCTGAGTTGACTGCAAGCTTTGCGTTGACAAGCGCCGTGATGAACGTGTGCGTGTTAGCGCCTGCATCCGATGCGGCATCGGCAGCCGACTTATCCGGGTCTTGGCTGAGCGACGCTGCATATAATGCAGTCACAGCCCTATTTACTGCATTGATTCGCTTCTTACTGCTTCTGAGTTCTACGTCTACCTCATTGCTCATGGTTAGCCCCCTGTAGTAACATTTCGGTTTTTACGATTGCCGCAAGAATCATTGCAGCTACTTGCGGAACTATGGCGTTCCCGTATCCTCTAATCTGGCCCACCCTTCCGGGTATCCCATTAGCCAGCAGGGGAAGTCCGGGTTTAATCCGCCGCACCTTGCCATCGGCGCACCAGATGCGTCCGGTTCGATGCCATGATGAACGGCCTTCGCCATAACCTGCAAATCCGTAATTGCTTTCCGCGTCCCTCCTTTCATGTTGCGTTTCATCTCCATGTGTGCAGCCGGCGACTTCCCGTCCGGCTGTGCCGTCGGCGTAGGCCAGACCGCAAACTGCGCCTGAGTCGCCAAGCCGTCGCCAGAGTTGGCCGACGCCCCCTTGCGGTTGTAGTTTCCGCAAACGCTCGGAGTTGACCATGCCGCCATGTGCATCACAAAGTCGTTCAGTTGAAGCCCGAACGCCCCCTCGCGCCTCTTCTCCAGCGACTCCTCCGACCTCGCGCCCCTGTAATCCCTCGCCAGCGGAGTGGGCCAGAACCCAAACTCGTTCGCGGATATGCGGGGCATCGACGGCGCAAGCCGGAACAATAAGCGGCCTTGCGGAGTAACCTGAATCCTCCAAGTCAAGAAGAACTCCATCGAGGCCCAGAGTGACGTGTCCAACAACATTTTCACACACGACCCAAGAGGGCCGTGCAGCCCTGATAACCCTGAGCATTTCCGGCCAGAGCCAGCGGTCATCGCTCTCGCCCTCTCGCCGCCCGGCAAGGGACGTCGGTTGGCACGGGTATCCTCCGGTAACAAGTCCAAAAGACTGGTCTGGTTCATAAGTAGTGATGTCCTCATGTATTGGAATGCCGCTGAAGTTCTTACGCAGTATGGATTGCGCGTTCGGGTCGCACTCTACAAATTGCAGCGTGTCGATGTGGCCTACCATCTTTGCGGCGAGAGCGAAGCCTCCGATGCCGCTGAATAGGTCGAGATGCGTAATAATCACGCAGTTAGCCCCCAGTTAATCATCCATTAATGTTTTACTGTATTCCCATCGAATCTTTTTTGCGGTGTATATATTTCTCTTAACTCTTTCGCGTCCATTTCCATCCCATTGCCTATTTTTTCCACCAGCTACTCTAGCGGCTTGTTTCCAGCCTGCACCCTTTAGCGATGCGCCTGATTCACTATTGAGTGTGTACGTAACCATACGATTGCCACCCATTGCGAACCATGCCCTTTGACATGCGGAATACAGCTTTGAGCATGCGCCTTTAGGTGCGTGTTCAAGCACGCATACCCTAGTGACTTCACCGCACAGTCCGTCGTCTATCGCTCTAGCTACAGGGCGTCCAACAACAGCAACTCCGATAAGCTCGCTTTCATACACCAACCCTATGGCAAACCTGCATCCTCGCGTTGGGTTACTGTGTCTATGATAGCGCGATATAAAGTCGTTTGCAGTTTTAAGTGTTACCGGAACTATCTTCACGCAGTCAACACCTCAATGAATGCTTCCCCTGTGGCTCCGCCGCTGTCCATGTGCTCTCGCTCGGAGAGGTCCGGGTCGTAGTCCTCATACAGTTTGATGAGGCCTAGCAGCGCGTCGTTCCACAGGATGAGGCGGCGCTGGTTGTTCGCAGGAAGCTGGTCAACGAGGTCGGAGACTACGAGAATGACCGCCGACAGGAAGTCTCTCGCGTCGATGTGATCCCCGTACCGCGTTTGTATGATGCGCTTGAGCATCATTAGCGGGCGCTGGTAGGCGATGGTTTCCTTGACGTCGAGGACGAACCTGCCATGACCGTCCGTTCTTCCGTAGGCGTATTTAGCCGCCTCGGACGCGCTTGAGTCGATGACGACAAGCATGTTTTCGATGTCTTTCGGGATGTCCATCTTCGCCTCTTCATACGCCCCGCGACATGCGTCTACGGCGCCGCGAACAAGGTCGGCGGTAAGCAGTTGCCGCCGCTGCGATCTCGACATTTTCATTTATAATGCCTCCATATTGCAACGACGACAACCGCCGCCAGGACTGCGTAGAATACGACGTAGCCGCTCACTCGGAACGCTCCGACTCGTTGATGAACCTGAACACGTTCTCGGAGAAGCCGTCGATGTGCGTCCACGCTCCGTAGCCGACGCCGTTCTCGTAGCTGGCCACGTTGATGATGTACGCATCCTTGGCATACGGATCCGGAACTCGGTCGTCCGTGATGACGATGATTCTGTCATGCTCGACCTTGTTCATGTCTGACACCGTCTTGCCAAGGTACGTAGCGTTGTGGTCGGTTGCGCGCATGATCGTGTCGCCGAGAGGGAATCCGCGGTGAGGCGCAACGACCCTGTGGAATGTCGAGAAGGCGACGATCATGCATTCCTCGCAAATCTCCCTCGCGATCATGGCGAGGGCGCAGGCGGCATGGATTCGCTCCATGTCGCTCTTGGCCGACACCTTGGTTTGGTACATGGACCCGGAGTTGTCCACGACGATGATCGTCTTGCCGGGGAGTTTCGGCATGTCGAAACAGCACGAGAACAGCTTTTTCTCAAGAGCGTCGAGGACGATGCTCGACTGCGTGTATGAGGCGGCTGCGACGAACCTGAAGGGCAGGACGCGGGATGCGTTCATGTCCTCGATTGCGCCGGCGATCTTCTTGGGCGGAACATCGACGAGATGCATATTCCTGATGTTCCTGAGCACCGCCAGGCCGCCGAGCTTCTTCTCGTCGATCAGTCGCTCCCAGACCTCGCGCTTTTCTTCATCGCTTTTGCACTGCGACAAGCCGACCTCCCACGTGTCGGGAACGGCAAGCTTGTCGTCGAGCAGCTTTCCGAAAATATCGCTCTGGGCGACGTCTTTCGGCCTCGGATGAATCAGAAGCATGGCGTCCTTGAGCGTGATCTCGCGCTTGCGATTGTATTTCGCAAGCTGGTACTCGCTGAACTTGTTGAAGGCGTCGCCGAGGCCGCGCTTCACGCATGCGGCGATGGGAGTCTTCCCGTCCTGCCAGTACATGGCCATGAACTCGGTGATCTCGTCGGGGCGCCCTATGATGTTGGCTAGGAGGTCGGCGACCAGATGGCGGGCATCCTTGCGGCGAACGAGCTCGCGCGCCAGGAGAAGCGGAACGTGGCGCAGCTTGAAGTCGTACCGCGCTTCGATGGCGAGGTCGGCCACCTTCGACGGCTCAACGGACGCGCACAGCGTCTTTATACGGTCGGCGATGCTCACGCCGTCCTCGTAGAACTGGTTTTCCCACAGGAGGCACGCGGACACCGTTCGGCGCAGTTGACGATATCCGTCGAGAATGACGGCCTTGGCGCCCTCATGGGTGTTCGGCTTCTTTTTCGCTTTGTTCAATCGCATGTCCATGCTCCTTTGAAGCCCCAAAATAAAAGGACGCCACACGGGGGCTAGTCGTGTGGCGTCCTATGAAAAACCGGGGAAAAAGCGCGGCGGGTGTAGTTTCGACCAATGAAGTAACCCGACGCAACGCCACCGGAAATGTCAAAAGCAGGGGAAGGGATCGCACCGGGATGCTCAGGTCTCAGACCTGATTTCATTATGAGTGAAGTAGCCCGACGCTTCGCCACCTGCATTGATGGCATGATAGAAGGAGGTAAATGACGGAGCGGGGAACAGGTTGCTCTAACAGACTGAGCTATTGCGTGTTCGTTGGTCACGCAAGTGGGATTTGAACCCACGACCCACCGCTTAACAGGCGAAGTAACCCGCACCTGCGCCATCCTTCTTTTCATACAGTACATATCCATATATACTTTGTCAACGGTTTTTTGAAAAAAGTTATCCTTAAAAGTCAACAGGTTGCGCGTTCTTACCGCCCGCTTGGGTCAGGCGTACCTCGTCCTTGCTCCATGAGCACAGGTCGCCCTCCCTGTGATTGCGGTGATGGATGTTCCAAGCAACAGCGCATGTCTGCGGCCATAGGCACTTGCCGTCGCGACACTGTGTACACCATTCCTTGCAGAAGTCGGCAAGATGCTTTCGCATGTACACGACGCTATGGTGCATCTTCCCAAGCTCGCGACGAACTGTCTTACTCAACGGTCGCGGGCGAGGCATCGGCGTATGCATCCTCGATGTATGCCATGATGTCGGCGTAGTAGCCGTTAACCTGCATGTCGGTAAACCCTCGACGCTCAAGCTCCATCGTGGCGGCCCTGTTTGTAAGATCGTCATCGTCAAACAGCGCAAGCCTTATAAGTTGCGCGTTCGTGACGTTGCTAAAGGTGCTCTCAAGGAACTTCTCGTTGTTCTCGCATCTTGCGTATGTCGGCCTGTCATCGCTGCCGAGGCCATGCTTCTGGTAGGCAAGCAGGAACATCATGTTGCACATGGCGTGTGCAAGATGGTTCAGGCCGCTCTCAGGGTCAATGTCCTCGCCAAAGAGCCACGACTCCATGTGCCTCTTGGCGGCGTCGTAGCAGCGCGTCCAGTCCATGCCGCCGGTCCAGTTGTAGTCGCCGTACTTGTCCGCGCCCATCATCAACACGCGCACCAACTCGTCGATGGCTTCCTTGTCGAGAAGGTGGTGTTTCAGCTTTCCGTAGTCGAACTTGTTCGCATCAGACATGTTGCTCTCCTTTATTCTTCTGCAATGTTTGTCGTGCGCCACGATGCGCGCCCGTGGTTCTTGTCCCTGCAATCCGTAAATCCGACAGCCCATGCTTTGCGCAACTCGGAGTCGTCGGTTAATCCTGCATACGGATTGTCGGTGTACAGGTCTTCGCCGGCCTGGCATGCCGTGCGTCCTTCATCAACGGCATCGGAAATCATCTTTTCGCGCACTCTCAAAATCTCGGCGCGAATGCAACGTTCGATGACGCACAGGTTGTTCGTGTTTATGTCGGCGTGGTTGTTGAAGTCGATGATGATGAAGTCGCCGCACACGGTGCTCTCTGTCCCGTCCACCGATATTTCGCCGTGAGACGCCACCATTTCCATGAGCATACGAGAAAGCGCGATGGAGTTGATGTCGTGGACATTGACGTTGATCTCTCCGAGTTCAACCTCGAATGCCATCTTGACGTTGCTGCGGTGTATTTTGAAGCGATCCCCTTCCATCCTATTCACCCCCTCCGTGATTCTTGCAGGTTATCTCGACTCCGCAAGGCGCCGGGGCGGGGATGTTCATCTCCTTGCGAACTTCCTGCGCAAGCGGCGCCTCCGCCCTGATGACGCCCTCAATCCCACACTCCGAGCATTTGAAGTAGACGCCGCCCTCTTCAACGAGGCGCTTGTGCTCCATGACCTCTTGCTCGCATGCCTCGCACAGCCCGCCGGGAAGGCGCTCGTTGTCCTCGATGCGATCCACCTTGCCGCCGCGCAGATTGGTCTTGCACTTCCCGCAGTTCTCTGACGGCCGTGAGCCAAAGTTGACCGTGCCGCAGGACGGGCACGTGATCTTGTTCTTCCTGTTGCCGATGAGCATCAACTCGCGTCCATCGCCTCCGCAGCGCGGGCAATATGTGAGATGCGGGTTGACGCCGAGTTTCGGGTCAAGAGTAATGCTGCCGCTCATGGTATCCCCCTGTGGTTACTGGTTTGCCGCTTCCATCGCGGCGAAAGGATCAATCGAAGAAGCCTGAGCATCCGGCGGCAGCATCCTGCCAAGTTCGGCGACAGACTTCTTGAACGCATCGCGTGTCTTCCTGGCGCTGACAGCTGCACGCTTCGCAAGGGCGGCGTTGTCGCCGCGCTTCTCAAGCTGCCGCGTATACTTTCTGCGGTTTGAGCAGAAATGAGAGCAGTACCGCTGCGTCGGAGTCCTCTTGACGAACGGATCGCCGCACACCAAGCACTCGGCGTCAGGTTCTTTCTGCTTTGCGACCTTGTTGCGGTATGCGATTGCGCAGGTGCAGCAGCAGAAGAATTGCGTCTTGCCCTTGACCTGATTCGTATAGCGCTCAAACTGCTTTCCGCAGTTTCCGCAGACGAGGCTCGTCATGGACCTCGGCTTGCGACCCTCTCCGCTTGCCTCGCGCTTCTTGGCCGTTCGCTTCATCAGCTTGATTGCGCATGCCGGCGAGCACGTCTTCTTTTTCTTCTGACGGTAGTTCGCGTAGAACTCCGCCCCACATATCTCGCAGATTCTCGTTTCAGTCTTGAGCACGCGCCCTCCTTTCCCTGGCCGACACATCGACTACGCAGCCACAGGCGGGGCAGATGAATTTTCCGTCTACGGAATCGTAGAACATAGGTATTCTGCCTCCCCATGACGCGCACTCCGAGCACAGCCGTTTCGATTTCGTGAGACGCCAGCAGAACTCGGCGTCCATTTCCTCAGAGCATTCGTCGCCGGACATGCGGCACTTGTAGCCGGGTTCGTCGCCGGGATAGTATCTGCCCCACATCGACTCAGGGACTCCGTTATCCCTCGGCTGACGCCACCCCTTGTAGTACCTTTGGAATTGACATTCGTCCGGGTCGAGGATAGCCTTCAGGCTGAACGCTGTCGTGACCATTTGTTGAACTCCTTTGGCGGGAAGCCCAGTCGAGCCAAGCGACTGGGCTTCTTCCGTTTTCAGCACACCCTGATTCTTGCGACGGCGCTGCTGTCGATATCCACAACGGCGTCGTGGTGTCCGAGCCTGAACACCGTTGATCTGATTGCGCTTTTGACCTGCGCAAGCGTTCCCTGCGTTATCATCTTCTTGTTGCTCGGCGGCGGGAGGATCAACTCGACCTCGACCCATCCGTTCGCCTTGGCGCCGTGCGCCTTCTCCCAACACTCGGAGTTTACGATGATGCTCATAAAAACCCCCTTGCCTTGATGACGAGGTATATGGCAGCAGCTATGCACGCCATCACCAGCGCCAGGTCTTTAATGTTGCATGTCGGAGTTTTCATCGATCTTCACCGACATTGAGATGTGTTCTTCAAGCGATGCGATGATTTCGGAAGGCGGAACGCTTTCCAGCTTGAAAACCATGATGCCGACGAGATGCATAATCACCTCGTCTCTGAGCATCAACGTGGCTATTACCCTCGCGATCTCATGCGTCGGCATGCAAGAGATGCAAGTCATGACTCCATCATCGTTGCAGGACATGAGGAAGAACATGTTGCTGTCGCCGACCTTCTTTGAAGCTTCCTTCTTCATTGATTCTATGATGCCGTGGATTCTCGGATCATCACTCGAAATTTCCATAATAGCCCCTTTCCCCGGCCCTATTATAAGGATGCGGCGCGGGCCGCTCCCGCCGCTCCCTGAGAACAAGCCCCGTATACCATAATTGCATTTTTTTGTAAAGAACTTGGAAAAATTTGCTATAAATTTGAAAAACCCCTTGACTCCCGCCCGCTTTTCCCGTATGTTCCGCCCATGAGAAGGGGATATGCAAAGAATACAAGAGGTCAGGGGCTGCATGAGCGTCAACCGCGCAACGCGGTAGAGTATTACTCCGCTCTATATGGCTTCACGCAGGCGCAGCTTGCACGTATCGTCGGCTTGCCTCGGTGTTCCATAAAGAAGTTCATAGACAATACCGATGGCATGACGTTGCGTTCAGTGTTGACGTTCTCTGAAGCTATGGGCATCAACCCCATCGAGTTCTTTGCAACCGAGTTGATGTTTATGCGCGCCCGCAACTTTGCCGAAGTCACCGCGCCTGAGTTTGAGGATGGCGACGACGAGGTTCTCACCTTCCGTGGCCACGACGACAAGCGCGATGATCCCGAAGCAGGGAAGCCGAAAGCCGGAGAGCAGTTGACCCTAATCTAAGGAGCGAGCATGGAGTTTCTACAGATCGGCGACGGCCGCATAGGCGTTCGTTGCCCGTTCGGACTCAACCCGATAATGCGCAGCATCCGAGGCGCCGAGTGGCAGAACGAACTCAAGGCGTGGATGGTTCCATGCGACGAGGCGACCGCCGGAGCGATTATAGACGGGCTTGGCGACGTAGCGGTCAAGAAGGCGAAAAACGCGGCTCTCGTGACCGATTTGGCCCCGAAGGCGCGGGGCGTCGTCAGGGAGTTTCCAAGCGAGTTGCCGAACCTGCCGGATATCAACAAGGAAGCCTGGCGTCACCAGCGCGAAGCCTTCCATGTTGCAAGAAACGCTCCGTCATGCAAGGCGCATAATGGATCGTACCTTGCTATGGACATGGGCACAGGCAAGTCGCTCACGACCATCGGCCTCATAAACCAAGCAATCAACGATGCCACAGGGGGGTTCAAGGCGCTCATTTCGTGCCCGAAGAGCGTCATCGACGTATGGCCGCATGAATTTACAAAGCACAGCGAGCGCGACGACTACATCATACACCCGATGAACGGCTCAGGCACGATCAAGAAGAAGACCGAGCGCGCATACACGGCAGCTGTCAAGGCGAAGTCTAGCGGAAGGCCGCTCATCCTCGTAGGCAACTACGACATGATATGGAGACCGCCGTTCGGCGACTGGGCGAGGAAAATGGCATGGGACATGGTAATCGGCGACGAGGGGCACAAGCTGAAGAGTCCTACCGGGCGCGCATCGCGCTACTTCAAGGACTTGGGCAAACTGGTCCGCATGCGCCTTCTCTTGTCGGGGACGCCTATGCCGCACTCGCCGCTCGACTTGTTCGCGCAGTTGCGCTTCCTGGCGCCGAAGATTTTAGGATGGAGCTACACGGCTTTCAAGAACGAGTACGCCGTGATGAGCCAGTTCAACCAGCACCAAGTCATCGGCTACCGTAACCAGCAAAAGCTTGCAATGCTGTTCGGAGCCATCGCCTACTACGTCAACAAGCGCGACTGCCTTGACCTCCCCCCTGTGGAGGACGTCACGGTAAACGTTCAGCTTGAGCCGAAGACGGCGAAGCAGTACCGGCTGCTTGAGCGCGACATGCACCTTCAGCTTGAGCGAGGCGAAGTCACCGCAGCGAACGCGCTCGTCAAGCTTTTGAGATTGCAGCAGCTTGCCGCAGGGTTTCTCAAGACCGACGATGATCGCATCGTTGAGATAGGCGGCGAGAAGGAGTCAGCGCTTCTTGAGATCATCGACAGCATCCCGTCGTATGAACCGTTTGTGACGTTTTGCAGGTTCCACACGGACCTCGACGCGGTTGCAAGGTGCTCAGAGAAGCTTGGACGCACATGCGGAGAGTTGTCGGGAAGGCGCAACGACCTTGCGGCCTGGCAGCGTGGAGAATTCGATGACCTCGCCGTCCAGATTCAAGCCGGCGGCGTCGGCATAGACCTGACTAGGGCATGTTATGGAGCGTATTACACGCTCGGCTACTCGCTTGGCGAATACGAGCAGTCGAGGGCGCGCCTTGACAGACCGGGGCAAACCCGCCCTGTGACGTACTATCACCTTATTGCCGCAGGAACGGTGGACGAGCGCGTTTATTCAGCGCTCTCATCCCGTGAAGAGGTGATCGGCTACGTTATCAACCAAATGCGGCATGCATAAGGAGAGCGACATGAGCGGTGAAGAAGTCAAGACGCATGAGAGCGAGAGCGTCGATCTGAGCGGGATGGACACTGGAGCGCAGAATGCGCACATGGAAGCGACGATGGACGGAGCCATCGCCTCCATCAACAAAATCAGGGAAGAGGGCAAGGCAGGTAAACACGTGTCCATGTTTTGCGTGGCCGTGTCCGCAAACGACGACGGCACGCTTTGTCTCGAACACCATGCAGGCGGTGAGATGGTTCATCTCGCCAACGTGTTTGCGAGATTGATGGTCAGCAACCCCAACTTCGTTTCCGCGCTGGCGATGGCGTCTCACATCTGCAACTCCATGCAAGGAGAAGAGTAACCATGAGCGAGTTTAAGGAAGAGCACAGGGAGAAGATGACAAAGGTCCGTTCGGAGACTCGCCCAAGCGTAACGTCCGACGATGAGCTCGACGAGTTCATCGCCGACTTGCAGAACGCCAAGGGAACCGGCCCGTCCGTCCTGATGCTGGTACTCGTTCCTGACAAGAACGATGACAAAAAGACTCAGTCGCATTTCAGGATTTCCGGCATCGGGACCGAAATCATCAGCGGCCTCGCAAACGCGCTCGGACAAAGTGACTACTTCGAGGAGATCGTGAGCGAGGCGGTAAAGCGTCACATGATGGAAACCATCGTGCCCCGCATGATGGGACAGAAGGAGGAACGAAATGCCGAATAGCGACGACATGATGGTCAACCTTAAGCGATTCTCGGCGCTTGCGACGCGCAAGGCCGTCCTCGAAAGCGAACTCGACGAGGTCAAGAAGGACATGAAGGCGCTCGAAGAGGTCGTCATCAACGACATGGACAACTTCGGCCTAGAACGCCCCGTGGTCGATGGCCGCTGCATCTTCAAGCGCGTGGACATCAGGGCGGGGGCAAGGAGCGGCGATGGCAACAAGGAAGCGCTCATCGAAGGCTTGAAGGCCGTGGCGCCCGCACTCATCAAGGAAGGCTACAACGCCAACTCGCTGGCCGCGTGGGTGCGCGAGATCGTTCGCGACTACCGCGACCAGGAGGGCCAGGAAACGGCGCCGATGGAAGACATCCTCAAGACCTTCCCGCCCGAGGTGCGCGACGTGCTGGCAATCCATGAAATCCCGACGCTCTCCACAAGGGTTGCGTCTTAACACCAAAAGGAGCGACAACAATGGCTGATGTGAAACAACTCTCGCTTGCAAATATCGGAAACGGCGCGGCTGTGGCTCTTTTCGATGAGCAGTTGCAGAAGGTGCTCGACAACATCAAGGACTTGGACACCCCCGCCGAAGCCGTGCGCGAGGTGGCCATCGTCGTGAAGATCAAACCGAACATCAACCGCAACATGGCCGATATCGCCTACGTGGCCGACTGCAAGCTGGCGAGACGTTCACCGCTTGCCAGCAACATCCTGATCGACAGGAAGAAGTCAGGCCAGGTGATCGCCGCCGAGATGCTTGCCGGCGGCCTCGACCCCGACAGGGCGCTGATTCCCGGCGTCGAGGAAGAGGTCGAGCGACTGCATATGAACCCTCCCACCGTCAAGGTCGTCGGAGGACGCAAGCAGCAGCGGCCCGCGAAAGAGTCGAAGACGATTGACGTCGAAGCCGCCGAAGCTTAATCGGCAACAACATAAAGGAGTTTGATTCATGGAATACGACATCAAGGAAGCCCTGGAGTTCATGCACGAAACCGGCAAGGAAACGCAGCGACTGCGCATGATCGACCCGCAGGAGTTCACGTTCCAGGGGCGCACGTTCGTCACCAACTCTGAACGGTGCCGCGAAATCAGCCAGCGCGATTATCCGAAGGTCGAAATCTCGACCCTCAAAGGCGCCGTTGACTCCATCGTGGCCATCGGCGCCGGGACTGATTACAGCGACATGATGGTGGTCGTCGAATCCTCCCGCGTCGTCAGCGTCGTTTCCCGCATCGTTGGCGACGCGAGAATCCGCGACACGTTCGTGGAGGCCGTGGCCGACACGCATCGCATGCCGACCTGCCATCTCAACCAGGAGGATTTCATCATCGCCATCAACACCTGCTTTGAGCCTGATGAAACCACCGAGACGCTGATCAAGATCATCGGCTCTCTCAAGCAGGAATCCTCCGTGCAGCAGGACGACGACGGCATGAGCTCCAAGGTTCTGGTGCGCGACGGCATCATCTCCAACGCCGAGGTCACGCTCAAGAACCCAGTCACCCTGACGCCGCGGGCCTCGTTCCATGACGTTGACAACATCGAGCGCGAGTACATCCTCCGCATTCACAAGGGGCTGGAAGTCTCGCTGGTCCCGTGCAACGAGGAATGGGAACCGCTGATGAAGGCCAACGTCATGGCCCGCATCAAGGCTCTCATGGCCGAAGCGAACATCGACGGCATTCCTGTCGTGATGTAGCGATACCACAGGGGGAGGACGGCCTCCCCCTCAACCTTCAACACATTGAACGAGGATTACAATGAATCAGAGCACCACTGAAATCGCCACCATCGACCCGGCCATTCTGCCCGCCATCGCGCAGGAGTACAAAATCTTCAGCCCCGAAGCGGCCGAGGCCATCGAGGTCATGCAGGTCAACACCGACGGCGACACCATGAGCGTCAGCGACCTGCCCCGCGTCAAATGCCCCTCCGGCGGCGGCGTGATGTGGGAGTTGCCCGAGACCGACGACAAGGGCAACCCCGACACCGTGAAGGAGCTCGACGGCATCATCCTGTTCGCCCAGTATTCCCGCGCCTACTGGGAGAAGGAGTACGGCACCAAGGACGCGAGCATTCAACCCGACTGCTCGTCCTACAACGGCCTGGAAGGCGTCGGCAATCCCGGCGGCCTGTGCCAGCACTGCCCGCTGAACGCCTACGAGACCGCCTCCAAGGGAAGCGGCAAGGCTTGCAAGGAGTTTCAGATTCTCTTCTTCCTGCGCCAAGGCGACATCCTGCCGACCGTGCTGCGCGTGCCGCCGGCCAGCCTAAAGAACTTCAAGCGGTATCGCACCGTCACGCTCACCAACGCTGTGGCCTTCATGCACAACTGCCTCACCCGCATGACGCTCACCAAGACGAAGAACGACGACGGCGTCGAGTACGCTGAGATCAATTTCGAGATGCTCGAAAAGCTTCCGCGTGAGGTCAAGGAATTCACCGGCAGCATGTCTCAGATGTTGCAGCCGCTGTTCAAGCGCATCATCGAAAGCGGATCCGCTTACGACGGCGCAAACGACTAACACGGCATCATCGCATGAGTTCCCATAATCCTGGGTCGTTCAGCCTCATGCGATTGCAGCGGCGGGGAGTCGTTCCCCGCCGCTTATTGAGGGAGAGGCGACAAGCGCAACCGATGCGTTGCAGCGCAAATGTTGCGTGGCGATATTGGGGTTCACGGCTGCAACCGTGAGAAAAGAACATCGCCCTGATAAGCGAAGGTCCGGGTTGCCCGACCGGCTGCGTTCATAGCGCGGATAGTTTAAGAAGCGCCAGTCGCCTTTCCCTCCGATGCAGCGAACCATCGTTGCATCGCAAACACAGGAGCGAGCATGAACATCGTTATTACCATCATCAGCACAATCATGGCGGGTGTCGGCACATGGATGGCATCTCACGGAAGATTTGACATTGCAGCGTACGACGCAGCTATGGCTGCGTGGCTTATGATGTTCAGGAGCAAATAGGTGCTGGCATGAACAGACTACTACTCTCACTCGTCGCGGCAACACTCATCGTGTCAGCATGCAGCAACGACTCGGTTGTTACATCAAAAGGCAATGCATTCACCGGAGTAACCGAGATTCTGTGTGTTGATGGCAGGAAGTTCGTCTTCTACAAGGTCGGCTATGGTGGCGGTCTGTCTCAAATGCTGCAAGCTGACGGCAAACCTGAACTGTGCGAGGCAAGCCATGTCGATTAAACTGCAAATAACATATGTGTGCGACCTATGCGAAGCCTCAAAGACTGTGAAACAGGAAACATATACACCAGTACCTGGCGGCTTCATCGAGGTACAAATGCCTGACGGGCACCTCAGACGTCACGTATGCTCTGGCTGCGGCAAGGCCATCGCAGACAAGTTTAACATGATGTGCAAAGACACGGGATCATAAGAGAGGAGACTTCAATGTTCTGCTTTCATAAGTGGCTTCCATACAGGTCGGCCGGGTGCGCTGTAATAGCTGGCAATGTTCTTGAGGATATGTGCATCAGGACATACAACTCAAGTCTTGAGTTCACCGAAATTATGAATTCTCTTATTTTCTCTGCGTCGTCGGTGATTTTCAAAGACATTGTGTGCGTCAAGTGTGGCAAAACGCGGCGCAACATTGAGGCCGAATACCTTAGAATGGCAGAGATGGCAAAGAAGTACAACAGAATGCAGCGCGAGGCATATGAGAACGCGCCTGAAGGACGTGCAGATAATCTTATTGGCCTTGAATAAGAGGTAGCGTCTATGCGTCAAGAGTCTATCCCGCTGAGTCAGGTTGATAAGTATGTAACCATGTGCCATCGTATCGTCAGACTAATACAGTCGTGTCAAACTACCGAGCATACTGATGTTGCATACAGGTACATCACACTTGCTCGCAAAACAATTGGGGACAAGAACTTTTACGATGCCGTCACCTTGCTCGACAAAAAGTTCAACAGCATTGTGCGATCATTCGCAGTTGCACAGGTAAGCGTGGAGGCAAAACAATGAAGCTTGGAGAAGATACCGTCACAGTCAGTGACATCAACGGCAAGCACCTTTTCAGGGTGAATGCCATTGAATACTTGTCGCCTGTCTTCCATGAGGATGGCAAAGATGCGTATTTCGAAGTCACTGTGGCACTGAAAGAACCCGTAAGGCTTGACTACGAGACGGATTCCCGCGCCAAGTACCAGTGGAGAAAGATCAGCCAAGCGATGACCCGCAAAGGTCAGGAATAGGCTTTATGCCGGTGGCCGATTCTGCTACTGAAACGGAAACTCACGCGGGGGCAGCGGATGGATCGCAAGCAGATTCAAGGGTTTTTGTCGGCCCTTTTCGACGGCAAACGGGAAGAGGATTACATACTTATATGGGACAAGTCACCAAAAGGCGTAAAGAGTTCGCGGTGGTTCAGGCGAACGGGAGACGCGGCGAATCACATCATGGGCATGCCCTCGCACGACGTCTACGTGCAGGGCGTTTCAAGCCCGCATGATTTCGGGCCGACGTCCAGATGCCTGGCGCGCCTGGCGTCAGGCATACCGGGCGTGCGCATCGACCTTGACGTAGCGCACGACGTTCACAAGAAAAAGGACTCGCTTCCGAAGACAGACGCGGAGGCGTTGTCCATACTCAAGGAAATCCCCGATTTTCTTCAGCCTACAATCATCATTCATTCCGGCCACGGCTTCCAGATGTGGTGGCTCTTCCATGAGTTCTGGAATTTCGACACCGACGTGGAGCGCAACGAGGCGGCTACGCTCGTCAATGCGTGGCAGAAGACGATGGCCGCGCACATGTCCGGCCGCGGGTGGACTCTCGACCCATGCCAGTCGCTCGGTCATGTCTTCAGGGTGCCGGGGACATTCAACAACAAGGAGGAGCAGCTTCCAGTCAAGATTGTAGGAGGCTCGGAAGCGAGGTTCTCGCCTGAAGACTTCGACGAGTACATCGTAGGCGGGGACCATTCCATAGAGTACAGCGATGCCACCGAGGAACGAGTTGGCATCGTTGTTCGTAAGGGGGCCATGCCTCCCGAACACAAGCTTGTGGCCCTTCTCGACATCGATCCCAAGTTCGCCGGCTCGTGGCGACGCAGCCGCAAGGACTTGAAGGATCAGTCCATGAGCACATATGACGCATCCCTCACCGCGATTGCGATCTTGAACGGGTGGGGCGACCAGGAGGTTGCGGATTTAATCATCGCCTTCCGCGAGAAGATTTTCGCCACCGGGGCGCTCAAGGATGCGGACTTGCGCAAGGCGTACCGCACCGACTATCTGCGCCGAACCATTGATACTGCGAAGAAGATGCTTGTCGAGAGCAACCGCACGGCCCTCACCGCCAGCGACATGCGCCGCGCCCTCAATTTGTACGAGGACGCCGAGGCGGCGCCGAAGCCGATCATGAATGAGGGCGAAGAGGAATGCGACGACGCGGCCCCTGCCCCTCCCGATCTCATGGCTCAGGCGCGGTCAGCTGCGCTCGACGCTCTCTCCGCGTATGTTTCAGGCCCGGACAAGCCGACGCAGGTCACGGCTCTTGTGAGTTACCGCGACGGCGACAAGGTTGAGTATGTGCTTCACACCGACCGTGGCCAGGTGAGTCTGGGGTCGAGCGACGACATGTTGAGTCAGGCGAAGTTGCGGGGCCGGATTATGACCGGCCTTTTGACGTTGCCACAGAAGATGAAGGTCCAGGCGTTCGAGACGATAGTCAGCGGCTTCATGCGCATTTGCGAGCCTGCGCCGGACAACGAGGACGCGACGGTAGAGGGCGCCATGCTGTCGTGGTTGCAGCAGTACCTTGAAGAGCGCCGCGTGGCCACGAACGTGGACGATGGCGTGTACTATGGAAGGCGCCCATTCTTGAAAGACGGCGTTACGCACTTCTTCTTGAACTCTTTCGTCACGTGGCTTTCATCCAACGGCGACCGCATGGGCCGCAACACCATCTCAAAAATCCTCCTTCAAATTGGCTGCGGCCAGTCGAAGGACAAGCATGCCCTTGAGGGCGGCGTCGTGTATTCACGGACGTATACTGCCCCCTCTGCATTGCAGCAGACGTGGCTGAAGGTGAACGTAACCCCTCATCTTGTCATCGCGAAGAAGCAAGATGCTACCGAGAGTCAGTGACCCATGGCGTAATTTCCCGGCGCGGCGCAAATTTCCCGTTTTTCCAGAAAAACGCCGCCACCGCGCAAGTCACCGAAACCACAGGCGAATGTAGCGCATGGGCCGGTGTGAGGCGAAAAAGGCGCTTTTATACGTATACACGGAAAAAAAGTGATTTTTGGAAAACAGGGGCGATCTAGCTCAAATCGTTGATGTAAAAACGGAACCACTAATAAAATCAATAGTTTACGGCCCATATAAACGCCACCAAAACGCCACCGAAAGGCCAAATAGTTGGAATTATTGAGTCAGAAACGCCACTTTTATGGCACTACAGAAAGTTGACCTTATAACGCGGCCATGTTGGATTGTAGTAATGTAGTACATGTCCCGTGTCATTTATATAAGAACGGGGAAAGAAGGGAGCGGGGAACTATGCGGCCGGGCTGCGGAGATGGACGATGCATTGAAGAGCGGCGGGAGAGAGGCATAAAACCCTCCCCCTCGCGCCTGTGGCCGCAATGAACCCTTGTCTGAGCCATACATTCCCCGCCCTCCGTGGAGCATCTTGGCGGGAGAGCGGGGAATCAACAATAAAACAGGGCCGAAAGGGCCGAAGGGGGACAAATGGGGTCTGAGCGCGGTAAAGAGTATCGCGTCTACGGCCCCCCGTGACTCGGGGTGCGGTAAGACGACGTATATGACTGATGCCATCGAGAAGACTGCGATGCAGGAAGGACCGTATAACATCATTGTGTCATCGTACACAAAGGCGGCGGCGTATGAGTTGGTGCATAGAGTGGTAGGGATACCTGAGAGCGCCATAGGTACGTTGCATGCACACTGCTTCAGAGCGTTGGGGCTGAGTGGCGTAGCGGAGACTGAGGATAGTCTTGAAGCGTGGAATGAAGAGTATCCGGGTCTGCCGATAGGAAAGACTGCGAAGAGCGTCGAGGATGCCCAGAGTGAGATAACAGGGCAGGGAGAAGGGTCGAGGCTTCTGATGGAGTATGGCAGGATGCGCAACCTGCTGCGGCCGAGAGAGTTGTGGCCGTCTGACGTCGAGTCGTTTGCGGTGAAGTGGGAGGACTTCAAGAAGCAGATAGGACTGCCTGACTTCACGGATATGATAGAGCTTGGACTGACGTGCCTTGATGGAGCGCCTAACGGGGCGACCGTAGGGTTCTTTGATGAGGCGCAGGACTTCAGCGCCATGCAGTTGGCATTGGTTAGGAAGTGGGGCGAGAAGCTGAAGTTTCACATCCTGGCTGGTGATGATGACCAGACGCTGTACTCGTTCGTCGGGGCGACGCCTGATGCATTCCTGACGCCTGAGATACCGGAGGAGCAGAAAAGGTTTCTGACTCAGAGCTACCGGGTGCCGTCGCTGCCGCAGGCTGTTGCGGAGGCGTGGATCAGGAAGGTGTCGATACGGCAGGACAAGCCGTACCATCCGAGGGTGGACGAGAACGGGTTCGTCGTCGAGGGTGAGGTGACGACGCTGCATCATGGAACGATGAACGATACGCAGGCGGTGGTCGACTATGCGGCTGCGGAGGTGGAGGCGGGGCGAAGCGTCATGATCCTGGCGTCGTGTTCGTACCAGTTGCAGAGGATGATATCGAACCTGAGAAGGGACGGTCTGCCGTTTCACAATCCGTACAGGAGAAGCAACGGGGCATGGAATCCGTTGGCGCGGCGAAAGGGATCGACGAGCACTGCGGACAGGCTGCTTGCATTCATGCTGCCGGAGGCCGGGAGTGAGGACTTCCCCCTGTGGTCGCCGCGGCAACTCTCGATGTGGGTCGAACTCATCAAGACGAAGGGAGTGCTTCAACGCAAGGGGAAGGAAAGAATCAGGGACATGGTTGCGAGCGGCATGCATCTCGACCAAGGAAGGCTGTCTGAGTTCCTGATGGACATGTTTGAGCCTGAAGCGCTGGACATGGCCATAAGCTTCGACGCGCACTGGCTGAAGGAGCATGCGCTGAAGTCGAAGGCGTCGGCCCTTGAGTTTCCGATGGATGTCATAAGGAAGAGGGGCCACGAGGCGCTCGTGAATGTGCCGATGATCATTCCGGGCACGATTCACAGCGTCAAGGGAGGACAGGCGGACACGGTCATCGTCGTGCCGGACATATCGCAGCAGGCGTATGAGCACTCGTTGACCACGGCCGGATCCGATGATCTGGTGAGACAGTTCTATGTAGCCATGACGAGATGTCGTCAGAAGCTTGTGTTCTTAAAGCCCGCGACGAACAGTTACGCAAGGGGGATGTATGACTATTGACAACGATGTGCCGTCGCCTGAGTTCGTGAAGTTGAAGCCGAAAAAGGTGAAGGAGACGAGCATAACGAACAGGATCATCGAGGCGCTGAACAAGGTGGCATACGTCAAGCTGAAGAAGTTCCACGGCTCGGTGTACGGGCATCCCGAACTCGACATCTACGGGTCCGTGTTCGGGCGCCCCGTCTTCATAGAGGTCAAGGTTCCAGGCAAGAAACCGACGCCGAGGCAGGAACAAATCATCGCGGAATGGAATCAGGCCGGCGCGATTGCGGTGTGGGCCACAAGCTTGGAAGAGGCGGTCGTAGCGATTTACAAAGGGCTTATGGATTACAACGACGTTTCCTGCGATTCGTTCTTCGCGGCTTGTGAACTGGCCTTGGCGAAAAACGCCTTGCCGTATTTGCGGGAATATGCCCTGAATCGGCGCCAAGCGCCCCGGACGGGCGCGTTTTCGGAGAAACCATGCTAGGGCATGGGCGCGCCCTGGAAAACGCCTTAAAAGGGCTTTTTCTGGCGGGGTTCATTGCCGTTCGCGTGAGCGCCTACGCGCCCGATCCGCGCTGCGGTCAAGGAGATTACCGGGTCGGCGCGCTCGGCTTTGAAATCAGGGCCGGAAAGACGGTGGCGGTGTCGCGTGACCTCAAGGAATTGCTCGGAAGGGAGATTCTCCTTGAGGGGTACGGATGGCGGTTCGTCAACGACCTCATGGCGCCGAGGTTCGAGAAAAGCGTCGATGTGGTGAGAGATGATTATGGCCAGGCGCTTGACCACGGAGTCGTGAAGTCGAGAATCCTCGATGTGAATTGACGCAAAAAAGGCGGCCTCGGTGGGCCGCCCTTTCGCTTACAGGTTCAAAGCGTCGGCGAGAGCTCGCGGAGGCGCTTTAGAGACCTCGCGCTTGTACGCCTTGCGCGCTTCGGAGAGGGTATAAAACGTCTCCCAGAGAAGACGCTTGCCCTCGTTGTGGTCGTATGCGCTGACGTTGTAATGCTGCGTTCCGCAATACTGCCAGAGGCGAACAACGACGCCGTCGCGCTCGAAACGCTCTTCATATCCGCACATCAGGGCATACGGAGTAAGCCATCCGTCGGTCGTCTTGAAGCGGGTCGATGATGCCATATCATCCTCCGTGGCGGGCCGCGTCTTCAGCCATGAAGCGCTCCTGCGCCTCTTCTTCGGCCATCTCGGCGTTGGCCTCGATCCAGCCGTTATGCCATTTGTCGGACTCGTGCGTGCCATTCTTGTAGATGCATGCGTTCATGGTCTTACCGAGAGTCCTGGCATCAAAGCCCTCGTTGAAGAACTCCTCGTCGCGCCTTTCATGCACGACCGTGTTGACGTGCTCTTCAAGGGCGAAAGACTCGCGCGAGCACACATCCTGCTTGAAGCCGATGAGAACATGCGTCGTGCAGCGCATCTTGTCGTCGTACTGGCGAATGCGCACGACGCCGGTGAGGAAGGCGCTGATCGGACCTTCTTCAATTGGTTGTGGAACGAGGTTGATGCCGTGAAGGTTCACGCCGCTTGAAACGGTGTGAGACACCATAATGGGCTGCCCGATGTAGTATCTACGCATCTTTGATGACCTCCTTCTCTTTGATGAACTCGCGCATGGTGAAGTGTTCGGGGCTGTTGAAGTTGCGGCGGATACATACTACGTCCATAAAGCGCGGGAAATGCTCAGAGGACTGGTTGACGCGCTTTCCGCCGGTTACGGTGAAGTCGCCATCCTGCGACGCAAGCTTCACGACAAAGTAGCTTTCAACGCCGTTATGAAGGCACTTCACCAGCTCATGGGTGACGTTTACGCGCATTCCGATGTGAAGTTCTATCTTTTCCATGCTATTCATCCTCCCATATCCCGATGCAAGCGGGATCGTCAGGGTGTACGCCGTAGGAATATCCATGCGGCAGATATGCGTTTATTGCTTCTTCGAGCTCCTGCATGATGCTTGAAGCAACCTCGGGGTCGCATTTGTCGCAGTTGCAGCACTCGTAGGCGTCATCAGTCAGAGACTCGTAGCGGCCTACGCAGTCGATGCTGTCGAGGTACACTGCGACCTTGCGCATGACGTCGCTGACCTTGCACGTACCATCGGAGAGAATGCGCGGCGAGAAGTCCTGGCAGTCAAGCTTGATGTGTTCTTCCCCCTTGCCCCAGTTGAGCATCATCGCAACCGCGACGCCGCTGTTGCCGAGCATGTAAAGCGCAACTGATCGGTGGAAGATGCTGCTTGCGACATTGTTGTATCCGAACTTGAGGAACCTGCCGTCGTGATGGCCGATGAGTTTGTATATCCGACGTTGGTTGAAGAGGTCGGCTATGATGAACGCGCCGTCAAGCGCTTCGGCCGAGTCATATATGTGCTGATGAAAGCTGCCGTAGCCGCCGCTCACTGCTGCGACGTCTCGCTCATGTTCCGGCCGACGACTGAAGTAGGCATAAAAGTCATTTTCAATGTTCATGCTATCCCCTAACTTTGAGCTTACTGTTGCTGTCGTACTCCTGCCCGCGCCCCTGCCCGAGCGGCCCGCGTCCGTAGATGCGGTAGCACTTGGCGCACATAAGCGCCCAAGGGCCATGAATCGTAGCCGCATCAAAGAACGTTTTCCCGCACTTTGTGGAGTCCTTATGGCAAAAGTTGCATTCCGTTGAACTGAGCCACTTGACCGTCCGTTGCGTCATGTTCTCCCCCTGTGGTCGCAAGGATTTACAAAGAATAAGTGATGACGGATCGCGCCTGGCGTCGGCGATGTTGTGACATCGCGGACGCAGGGCGCAAAAAAAGCCCCTTGCGGGGCTTCGGCTTGGGGCTAGTACGGCAATTCCGTTTCATGGCCCCACAGAATGGCGCGCACTTGGCGCTGTTGCAGTTGGTCCTTGGTAAAGCGGGCTTCATCGTCGCGGGCTTGCGCGAACTTCTGTTGAAGCCTGATTGCGGTGTCGCGGCGGCGCGCAAGCGCCATGTAGCCGTGATCGTTGCCGTTGCCGTTGCTGGTGCTAGGGAATGCCATAGCAACCTCCATGCTGTAGGTTTAAGCGCATTGAAAGCCCCGAACCTTAGAGGCTCGGGGCTTGTATGCGCCTTCCTACTTCAGCGCGTCGGCGAGGGAGTTCGAGGCGCGGGCCGCGCCCTCGATGGGTTCGATGCCAAGCTTGGCGAACATGGCGCGCAGGGCCAGGATGGCGGCCTCGCTCTGGCTCGCGCCGAACTTCGCCGTCACTTGCGAGAGGCAATTCACGTCGCCCGCGGCCATACCGCGAACCGAAAGCACGTATTCGCCCTTTTTCTCGCCCTCGCTCATCGCGATGGCGTTGAGCTCGGTCGTGCCGTAGTTGGCGCCCTTGGAGAGCTTGACGTCTTTGGGGGTCTCGACGGCGGGGGTGTTGGCCTTGGGGGTGTTTTCGGGCTTGCTCATGGTAGCTCCTTCCCGCTTGGCGGGGGTTGGGGTTGCGGGCCATTTCGGCCTCTCCAATACGCCTTAACTGTTAATTGCCTTATACCATCGGGCGCGCTTCATGTATACATCTTTTTTCGCTTTTTCAAAGATTTTTAGTGAACTATTTCGCGGGGTTACAAAATACTTTCGGCCCATTTCCTCCTCATGTTTTGGCACAAGCGGCCCGCATCCCCGCAGCATGCGGTCAATGATTTCAGGTGCTTAGCCTCCGCGTCACGCCGCAGCGCTTCAGTGGCACGATTCGTGCTCTAATCGGGTAGTCTATCTTCAGCCGCTCACTAGGCCACACTGTAAGCCACACTCGCGGCCACACTGTAAGCCGCTCACTAGGCCACGCGGGAACGGGGCGATGGCGCGCCGCCACTCGCGCACCATGCAGCCGGCGCGCCTTGCCGACCAGAGCCTGGCGCTTCGCCTCGCCGACCCTGCGCGGCCACGCAGCCGGCGCGCCTCGCCCGATGCAGCTGCGCGGCAACGTGGTCAGGCCGGGAAGCGAGCCGCCATCGCCATTCGCTTCGCTCATGGGGGCGGAGGCGCTGCGCGCCAAAGGTGCGCCTTCGGCGCGATCATCGAAGCCTGAAAGGCAGTGAAGGACGCGCTTCGCGCGGTCTCCATAGCCCCCCGAACCCCGGTCCTCCTTTGGAGTCCCGGCGTTCGGCCCCCTCATACCCTCGCTGGCGCTCGGCTTGGGGGGCGCTTTATCCAAACCGCCCAGTGACCGCGCCCCCTCCCTTTTTTGGAGTCCCGCCCGCCCCCTCCGTTCTCGCGCATTTTCGGCCTTCCCCGCGTACCAAGGTTCAAAAAATTTTCAAACGTGCGAAAAAACGGCCTCCTGGCCGCAAATTCGCCTACCTCCCCGCCCGAAAAAGCCTTGCTTTCCGGCCCGCCCTTTGGTATTCTGATTTTGCTCATGGGATTGGCGCTCGTCGCCTCATCTCGCTCCGGCAGGGCGCCGTGTGACCTCGCGGCGCCCTGTTTGCGTCTTTCGCCCCCGTGTGGTATCGCGCTCCCATGAGCGAGGCTCTCATCATAGGTTGCGGCCCAACGCTGCGCAGCGACTTGGCGCATTTGAACGCCGAGCGCATCTACTATCCTGCGTCCGCCATTTTCCTTGTGAACGATGCGGTCGGCTACTATCCCGGTCCCGCATATCACGCCGTATCTTATCACTGGAACAGGCTCGGCTGTCTTCTGACGCTGCGTCATTTCCGCAAATATCCCAAGATTCGCAACATCCACGGCCTGAGTCCTTCCTCCGACGACGCGTGCGATTTCATAACGACGAGATGGCCGTGGCGCCCGGACAAGCCGTCGAACAGCGGCGGTTTTGCAGCCTGGATAGCGGGCCGACTCGGGTACGAAAGCGTGTATCTGTGCGGCTTCGGAGGCCAGGGACATTTTTATGACCTCCCCTCCTTGACCTCTCAGTGTAGATAGGAGTATATACCAAAAAAGGACAAGAGATGGCAGACCTTTCAAAAGTAGCAAGCACATCGTATGTAGTCACTCCTATTGAAGTGATGAAGCATATTGTTGCGGATGAACTCAAGATTAAGCCTGAAGAGGTTGATGTCGGAGAGTTCCCTGAGTTCATGCCTATTGAAGATTTCAAGGAGTTGCACGATAAGCACAGAAAGCGCGTACAGCGACTCATCAAGGAGGCGGTAGCCAACGAGTACGAGAACGGCGTGCTGCCTGTCCACATCATCGCATACGCCTACGGCATGAACACCAAGAACGTATACGGCGCTATCCGCGCCTGTGGCGTCGAGGCCCGCAAGACATGTGATGCGCTGAAGGACAGGGTGTCTCGCAGGGCCGAGTTGTACGGTCAGCATAACGACCACCTCGCGCAGTTGCGTCGCAACCACCCGATGAACGAGGGTCAGGAACTCGCGGTTGATCGTGGTGGCCTGACAGCCCCTGCCATGATGGAGGCGGCTGAGATGGATGCTTCTGACGTCATAACGTCGCATCGCAAGATTCTCGGCAGGCTCAGGGGCATAGCGAGCCGTATGATTGAGAAGATGGAGACTCCGCACCGCTACGGCATGACCGAGTGCGACCTAAATGAGCGCTTCAAGATCGTGACGTCCGGCCTCGCCCGCCTCATCCTTCTTGAGCGTCAGGCGCATGGACTGGACTCCGGCATACATGATGAGACTGAGCCTGCGCGTTTCGAGATCGTGTTCAACAACATGGCCGACGGCAAGATGCAAAGCGCCAGCGTAAGGCAGCAGCAGATAATCGACGTTGACGCAGAGGAAGACTGCAAGGAGATGAGCATCCCTGAAGTGCAGTTTGGTAGGCAAACCTAAAAGGAGCGAGCATGTTCTACTGTCCAAGTTGCAAAGAGTTGAACGACGAAAGGCTTGTCGGCGTTGTTAAGGGAATACCGAGCGACCTTGACCCTCTCGGCATGCATGAGACGTATGTGTGCAACAAGTGCAAGAAAAAAATCGAGTACATGCATGAGACGACGACTGAGTATCGTCATGCAGCCAAGCAGGTTCACTGCTGCATGTGCAGGCACAGCGATGGCGACATCATAATGGTTAACCTTGACTTCTTGCGCAATGGCAACATCCACCGCTTCGAGCAGGAAGACAGCAATGGGAACGTGTACGAGGTCAAGATGACGGGTATCCGTCATTCCGACTTACCACGCGTTCTGTTGACGTGCCGTCGTTTCCCGCCGCGAGACGGTAAGCATGTCGAGGTAGACGGCATGGATCATTGCGGTGAGTTTGACAGGAGCGAGGTGAAAACGCGGGCCTTTGCGAAGGACGCCGTTGAAAAATATCTGGAATGGAAAAAGAAAGGAGCGAGCGATGAAAATTCTGTTCGGTGACACCGAGACTACCGGCGTGTCGGAGGAGCGCAACTGCATTCACCAGTTTGCTGGAATCATCGACAACTTGAGTCCCCATGATGGAGAGTTGACTCACATGGACTCTATGGTTGTCGAGATGCGTCCGCATGAGAACGCCATCGTCGAAGCCGAGGCATTGGCCGTTTCCGGCCTGGACGTCGATGCGGTAATGAATCGCGACGTGACCTTCAACATGGGCATGAAGCGCATCCTCGCCTTCATGGACCGCCACGTAGACCGCTACAACAAGAGCGACAAGCTGTGGTTCGTCGGCTACAACGGCAACTTCGACAAGAACATGATGTACTCCGGGTGCAAGCGCATCGGCTTCAAGTATCTCGGCAGTCTCATGTTCTGGCCGCCGATAGAGGTATCGAGCATGGCGGCCCTCATGCTTGGCCCTGACAGGCATTACATGACGAACTTCAAGCTGGCCTCTGTGGCCGCGCAGCTTGACATCACCGAGGACAAGGTCCGCTCCGAGGCCGAGAAGATCGGCATAGAGCTTGGCGACGACCTGTACCATGACGCCATGTACGACACTCTCGTCACCCGCGAGATGTTCAAGATCGTCGCGGCCCCCTACCTGATCGCGCATAGCGCCACGCTGCATTCGCGCCAGGTTGAGCGGGCTGCGGTTCAGGGGTAGCCATGTACATCACGATTGACGTATGGATGCCGTGTGCCCAAGCGACGCATGCGGCGTCAACTCAATATGAAAGCAACGCCGTGATACCGCGCGCCAAGGGGGTGCGTATGGGTAACAGGTAGGAGCAAACAAAGTCGCTGCGGCGTCGGGGCATGCTGTCCCGGCGCCGCTTTTCAAAGGGGGTGACCATGAGCAAGGTTGACATGCTGTACTACATGCGCGATGAGGCTGTGAGAAAAGAGAAACACATCTGGCTCGTCGTGAACTTGTCATATGAATCGTTTTATTCCCTGATGTGCTCCATCACGGAAGACTTTCACAGGGCCGGGTACGCTCCGTGCCCTCCAATAGAGAAACGCGACAACGGCGACTTCAAGGTAATTGGTATGACGTTCAGACCTGTCGTCGCCGACATATACACCATGATTCGTAAGCTTAGGGGTTCTTCCCGGTATTATTGCGGCGCACTGATTAATATGCCGCAGGATGACAAGCGCCTTTCAGAGATACTCGCGTTGCTGAAGCAGTTCGACATTGAGCCATATTACATCAACGAGATATAAAGGAGTAGCAACATGTGCGAAGAGAAGAGTTGCGATGAACCGCAGGAATGCTGCGAGGACGCCCGCGCCGTCGAGCGCAGGAAGCTGCATGAGGCCGTCGCGAAGGCGTACTGCGATAAAGACCCCTGGAAACACCGCGCATCCGGCATGCGCTGCCAGACATGCATGTACTACGTCGCCAAGGCCGGCGCCCCTGTGTCGAGCGAGAAAGGCAGCTTCGGGCGCTGCCGCCGTCACGCTCCGACGATGAACGGCTACCCCGCGTGCTTCGGAATGGACTGGTGCGGCGACCACAAACTCGACGAGAACAAGCTTTAGATGGCCCTGAAGCGTTTCGTTCCGCCGCCGACGCTTGAGCGGTTCATGCTCAACGACGCGTTCTACCGTGGCGTCCTCGGCCCTGTGGGATCGGGGAAGTCCTCCGCGTGTTGTTGGGAGATCATGCGCCGCGCCCAGATGCAACGCCCATCGACCGACGAGTCCCGTAAAAAGGTTCGTCGGTCGAGGTGGGCCATCATCAGGAACACCAGCCCGCAGCTTCGCGACACCACCATCAAGACCTGGCACTACTGGTTCCCGCCCGAGTCGGTGGGGGTGTTCTCCAAGACGGACATGTCGCACTACATCAGGCTCGGCGACATAGAGCTCGAAGTGATGTTTCGCGCCCTGGACCGTCCCGACGACGTAAGGAAACTCCTGTCGATGGAACTCACTGGCGCATGGGTCAACGAGGCCCGCGAGGTTCCGCTTCAGATCATCCAGTCGCTCGGCGACCGCGTTGGCCGCTTCCCGTCGATGGACGAGGGCGGCAGCGCATGGACAGGCGTCATCATGGACACCAACCCGCCGGACGAGGATCACTGGTGGTACAAGTTCGCCGAAGAGGACGAGTGGCGGAAGAATCACGTCGAGGGCGCCGGCGAGTGGGCGTTCTACCGTCAACCCGGCGGCTTGATTGAAGTGACCGGAGAAAACGGCGAGCCTGCGTTCATACCGAACCCGCATGCGGAGAACCTTGAGCATCTGGAGCCGAACTACTATGCGAAGCGAGTTAGCGGCAAGGACACGCATCATATTCAGGTGTACTACTGCGCCCAGTACGGCATGGTCAGGGACGGCAAGCCTGTCTTTCCTGAGTTTCGCGACGAGATACACATCGCAAAGAGTCCGCTTGAGTACATCAACGGAGTTCCGCTTGTGCTTGCTTGGGACTTCGGAAACACTCCCGCCTGTGTTGTGCTGCAACCGTCCCCGCGAGGACAACTACGTGTGCTCCGTGAGTTCGTGACGCCTGAAGGCGAGTCCCGCGGCATCAAGCAGTTCGCCCAGAACATCGTCAAGCCCGCGCTCGACGTTGAGTTCCCCGAGGCGAAGTACATAAGTTACGGCGACCCCGCCGGTGGCCAGAAGGCGCAGACAGACCAGAATACGTGCTTTTCCATCCTGCGTGACGTCGGCATCCCGACAGGTCCGGCAAAGAAGCAGGATTTGAAGAGTCGTCAGGAGGCGGTGCGTCACTACCTGACGACGATGATAGACGGCATGCCCGGCTTCATCATCGACCGCTCCTGTGGCTACCTGCGCCGCGCCCTTGCGGGGAAATACTGCTACAGGCGCTTGCAGGTTTCAGGCGACGAGCGATACCATGAAGTACCGGACAAGAATCAGTATTCACACATAGCCGACGCGCTTCAGTACGCTTGCGTATCGTTGTGGGCGCCGGTAAGGAGGAGCGATGAACGGTATAGACGAAGACAAGAAAGCTACGGAGGTGGCGCAGGAGGCTACTGAGCCTGCGCTGACAGAGTTTGTGAGCGAGGAGACGCCGACAGTCCTGGCCATCGAGCATGTAGAGAGACTCGTGTACCAGATGTACGAGTCGTTCTCCAACGCATTCGCCGAAATGGTGCAGATGCAGCAGCGCACAATCAACATGCTGGAAGCCGAGCAAAAACGCCGCGAGGGCGGCATATTCAAGCGCGTATACTATGCGCTTTTTGGTGGATGATGATCTGTCCGAATCCTGAATGCCTCGCTGAGAACGAGACTACTGTGCGAGATACTGACTCTTCTCACGGCTTTGCAGTTGTGCGTCTTAGAAGATGCAAGAAATGCGGGGCGGTGATAGAGACAGCGGAGGTCGTTACAGAGTGGCACATGCCTGTCACCCGTGACCGCGCCTCATCCCTCGCCGAAGCCTTGCACCTCAAAGAGTAAATCAACACATCTACCTTGCATCGCCGCCTCCATAGTGTTAATGGCCCGTAAACACTGGGAGGCGGCGATGGCCAAGATAGCCCTGATCGTAGGACACAAGAAGCAGCGTCCAGGCTCCTGCAACCAGAGAGACGGTGTTTGCGAGTGGGGCGTCATGAACGAGTTGGTTGAAGACATCCTCTTCAGCTACTCAGGCAAGCACGACCTCAGAAAAGTTCTTCGCGTCACATACGACACACTCCCCTACAGCGTAAACAAGGCCGGATTCGACATGGCCATCTCGTTTCATGCCAACGGAGGCCCGCCGAAGGCCACCGGCAGCGAAACGATCTACTGCAAGCATAAGCCGTTGTCGCTTGAGTTCGCGCAGATCATGCATGAGCAGATCGTGGACGCGATGTGCCTGCGCGACCGCGGCATCATCACGCCTTACAACGGTCGCGGCAGTCACATTCTGTGCGAGACGGACATGCCGTGCATCCTCATCGAGCCGTTCTTCATCACCAACGACGACGACCTCGACAAGTTCTTCGACGTCAGGTTCGACCTGATCTGGAATATCTGCGAAGGAATCGAGGAGGCGAGCCATGCCATCAAAATACCTTGAAGACGACGACGGCAACCAGTCGTCATCGCGCCTCTTCCTCATCTTCGGCGGCCTTGTCGCGCCTCTTCTGTGCCTCATCGTCTGGGCATACTCCATCTACAAGACGGGCATCTACTCGCCCCCCGGTTGGGAGGTTGCGGGCATGAGCGTCGTCCCCGGCGCGACGAAGGTCGGCGCCGACTTCGCGAAGCGCCGGCGTCCGAAGAAGCCCGAGCCGCAGGACGAGGAAGAGCTTGCAGGCTCCCCTGTGGACCCTGAGCTTTTGGAGGAACGAGGCGATGCCTGATTACAACGCCCTGCTTGAAGCCATGCCGGAAGACGAGCTCTTGGCCCGAGTCATCTACGGTGAATGCCGCGGCGGCGACGACGCGAGCGCAATCGCATGGGTCGTCAGAAACCGCGTCGACGAAGACCTGAACGACGACGGCCTCGACGACTGGTGGGGCGAGGGCTACGACGGCGTGCTTCTCAAGAAGTACCAGTTTTCCTGCCTCAACTACTTCAGCAAGAACAAGAACATCCTGGTGAACTTCAGGCGCCTCATGGACGTTCAGGAAGGCGACCCGCGCTACGACAGGTGCCTCAAGATAGCGCGTGGAGTTATGAGCGGCGAGCTCCCCGATCCTACGGGCGGGGCCACAGGGTATCACGCCGACTACTGCCGGCCTTCCTGGGCCGACAAGTGCGAGTTCCTATGCAAGATAGGCAAGCACCTTTTCTACAGGACGAGGTAGACCATGGGAATCCTTGCGACGATTTTCGCTGCCGCTTTTGGCGGTTTCTCCATCAGGGAGTACGTCATCGGGGCGATTGCCCTAGCCGCAAGCTGTGCGCTGGTGGTCATGTATGTCCTATGGCAAGGAGCGCAGACGGAAATTGCTCGAAAGGAGGTTGTCATCGTCTCCTTGAAGCAGGTGCTGGAAATCAGGGAGAGGATGATCTCGGAGCAGAAAGCCGAGATTGACGGACTTGAAGACGCGAATGCGGAGTTGCGCGACATGGTAGGCGACATTTCCGTGCTGTACCAATCAGCGCTCAGGTCGATACGCAGCAACGAGGTTTTCTTTTCGGAGGTTGAAGATGAGCCGATCAAGGATCAGGGCGTTGTGTCTTCCGCTGCTTCTCGCGCTATCATTGCTCGCCATGCAGGGCTGTTGCAGTCTGTGCGATCCGGTGGTCACGGAGCGCCTGGTGGTGCGGACGCAGAAGCCGAAGGCGGTGCCGGAGGCGTACACTCCTACGAGCGAGATACCGGAGATTCGGTACAACCCGAAGTATCACGTCGGCAGCAAGGTCAACCAGCGAATTGACATGGACTACCATGTCATGCTTTTCATGGAAATCATGCTGCGCGACAAGACCATCGAGAAATACAAGGCGCAGACGGAATAGGCCATGTGTCACATTTTGATGATAGAAGACGATGCCGTTGCGGCTGAAGCCGCCGCGAGGATTCTTGAAAGGTCGCCAATCGACAACTTCTCCGTCGATGCGGTCAGGACTTTCTCGGAAGCGATGGAGCGCCTTGAAACATGCTTCTACGACGCTGTGTTGCTGGACTTGTTCCTGCCTGACTCGTCTGGCGTTGACACGGTGAGGAGAGCGAGAGAGATGTGCCCCGCGATGCCGATAATCGTATTGTCAGGTATCGACGACTGCAGGACGACGCAGCAATGCATAGACGCAGGGGCCGACTGCTTTGTAGTGAAGCCGTATATCAATCTGCTGCCGCGTCAGGTTTACAGCGTCGTGCAGCTTGTACACTCAAAGAACAAACTGAAGGCGCAAAGCATACAGCTTGAGAAGGCAATGAAGCTGTATGAGGGCATACTTAACGCATCGCCTGACTGGATAGTTCGCACAACTCCCGATGGAGTCATTATATATGCAAACAGCGCGGCTTGCGCTGGAGCAGGTAAAGACATCAACGATGTTATCGGAACATCAATCTACGACTACATCTCTCCTGAGTACCACCAGCTTGCAAGGCTAAACTATGCAAGACTGTCGCAAGAGAGCAAGGTTGTGACAGGCAGTGAGTTCAAGGTGTGCGGCAGGTGGATTGCATGGATCAAAGTTGCGATATTTGACTCCAACGGAAACATCGAGGAGGTACAGTCGATAGGCCGCGACATGACGCAGTTTCATACGCAGGCTCTTGAGTTTGTACAGCACCTTGAAGACAAATACAACGCATTCAGCACGGCGAGTGAGGGCGCGGTTGAAACTACGCGGCAGGTGATGTCAGACACGATCAAGCTAATCGCACAGGCGAAGCAGGAATTAATCAGTGGAAGGCAATGATCGCGGTAACGACACTTCAATGAGCGTGTACTTCAACTTCTTGGAGCGCATGATGGGTAACTTCTACTCGCAGATCAATACGCTGTCTAATGGCATCACAGAGGTGGCCAAACAGTCTGCGACTATGATAGAACTCATCAAGCGCGACCCTAGCAACGCCGATGTTGCCGCCAGAATGAGCGAGAAGTTTGAAGATTTCATGGAAGAACACGAGACAGGCTGTAAGAGCCGCTCGGTTGCCTCAAAGGACGATATCATCAAAGCGCTGCAACCGCTTGAAGTGATGAAGAAGCGCACCGATTTCGTGCTCTGGCTCGCCTCCTTCATAACCGTCGTGGCACTCCCGACGCTGTGGTTCCTATACGAAAAAATATCGCTGCTTGATGCTGCGGTGCAGGCTCTTGAGAGGGCTCCAAAATGAACGAGTACAGATCGAATCGAAATTTGGACGGCATCAGCACGCCGCTCGGCGCCAAGATGCGCGACAAGTTCGATGAAACCTCCAAGGCCCGCGCGCAAAGCGTCGAGGAACGTTGGCTGAAGAGCCTGCGCCAGTACAAGGGCATCTACGAGCCGACGATCAAGCTGCATCCGAAGCGCGCCAAGGCGTTTCTGCGCGTGACAAGGCTGAAGGTGGACACGCTCACCCGCTTGATGATGACCGGCATGTTCGGCAACAAGGAGAAGAACTGGACGCTCAAGCCGACGCCGATCCCGACGCTCGACCAGCAGACGCTAACCTCTCTCATTAAAGACCTCATCATGCAAAACGGTGGCAAGCGCCCCACCGACGACGTGATTCTCGACGCCGTGCGCGTCATGGCGGACAGTTCCGCCGAGAAGATGGAGCGCACCATCATG